GATAAAGAACGATGTAGATGACACTTTTTCAAGTAACGCTAATCCGCTTTCGTTAGGCGTGACTCAAACTCAAAAAAATGATCCGGCGAATGCTGCATTTGCAGAAGAAGTAGTTGTCAATTTTTTAACTAATTTAAGGAAAAACATCAATAAGCCAAACTACATATATGAGGCTAACTTAATATCTGATCAGGGAATGGTTCTTAAGCAGGACGGATATAAGAAAAAGATCTATTATTACGATCACTTTGAACCAGTTGAAACAGATGATACTGGTAAGCCAAATAAGTTTAAACAGTTCTTTGTTGCACCGAATAATGCGCCAGACTTACCGGAAGCTTCAATGTTGATTCCAGACGATGAAGGAATGGATGAGATTGGTAATAAGAAATGGATGAACATTAATTATGGCAACACTCACGAACACTGGAATGCAGCTAGAGTGTTTAACTCACATAACTTAAAGGAACTAGAAAAGATAAAACTTAGAGTTTTGCTTAAGGGCGTAAACTTTCAGGTAATCCGGGGAATGGTTATACCTGTCTTAATGACTCTTTCGCTTGGAGAGAAGATTCGTAAAGAAACTGATCCAAATGGAGATACGCCTATCGACCTATCAGGTAATACGTTTGAGGGAGAGACACTCGATTCTGAACTTACTGGGTGGTACTATGTAAAGGAGGCACGATACACATTTGACCCGACCGATCCTCACATATTCTATACTGAACTCATTCTAGCTAGAAGAGAATGGGTGCCTAATAAAATAATCTTTACTGCAAATGCATAACTTTTATGGAGTACGAAACAAGGTCGATAACTTTAGAAAAGGTCTGTTTATCGATCCATATGATCAGCCGACTTATCTGACCTTCGCAATAGATTTTAGATTTGAAAGCCAACCCGAAAAATCTGGAGACGTATTATGGAAAAGCCCACTCTTTGAAAAGGGATCAGAAGAAAATTATAATAGCGCACAGACATATTTAGGGTCGATCGGTTATAAGGATCGAGAGGAACGAATTGCAAAATTCAAGTCTATACTTGAGTACTTGACCTTTAACGCGCCATGGTATTTTCAGTCGATCTCAGGACTAGATAAGATGTGGGAGGTCGCAACTGATGTCGCGGGAGCGCGCAAGAGCAAGTCAGCGACAGTCACGATAGATACGATGGAAGCGATTGACTTAAGAATAACTCAATTGGCAAACCTATATAGATCCTCAGTATACGACACTGAATACATGAGAGAACTGGTGCCGGATAACCTTAGATGGTTCTGCATGGACATATATGTGGCCGAGGCCAGGAACATTAGATACAATCCAGCAGGACAGTTTAGTAACATGACTAGTGCGCTAGGAATAGACATGAGCGGAATAAATCGGGTCTTGACTAATGCCGGATCTGCTGCCAGTTCGTTATTAGGCAATCGAGAGTTGGATCAGAGCAGTCCGCTAAAACAATTCGGTTTCGTAAAATTTAAGTGTAGACAGTGCGAGTTTGACTTTTCAGGTAGCTTTCCAGGAGGTCAAAAACTCGATGTCGCAATGGAATCAACTACTGCTAAACCTATTGCAAGCAGCTTCAAGATCAATATTGGTTATTTTCAAGAAGAGAGCGAGTATAATGATGCTACTAAAATAACTGACGATCCTATCACTAGCTCTTTACGTAATCCATGGAACGCTCGAAACACTGCGGCCAACCTTCAGACTCGATTAGAAGGAGCATCTGACTTGCCATTCGTCGGAGGATTCGTAGATAACGCAAGACAGTATTCTCAAGACAGGCTGCAGTCGATCGGCGGACTTATAAACCCTGCACTTCAAGCTGCCTTTAATTCTTCTGGGATCAGAAGCATCGGAGACTTGTATGAAGGCAATAATCCATTCACCGACGGCAAAGGAGCTCCAATCAGCGGCAATTTTCCAAGAAACGACAGTTCAATTTCTAGTATGGCTCAAGCAGTATTAAATAATTCAATTTACCCAGATAAGTTTCCAAACAATGATGGAGACCGAAACCTGGGTCGAATCTACTAATATAATATTACATGATGTTAGACCGAAACCACGACATATCAAACAGGGACATTAATGACCTATTGGATAAACAATTCCTAGGCGTTGTCGAGTTAATAGACGATCCCAGAAAAGAGGGAAGAGCTAGGGTTAGAGTCTATAGCATCCATGATGATTTGCCCGCTGAGGATATCCCATGGGCCTACCCTAAAAACAAGAGTCTCTTCTTTGGACAGGGAGGCAAGGCTGGGTCGATTTCCATTCCAAAGGTCGGCAGTATAGTTGCAGTCAAATTTGACAATGGTAATCCTTACTCACCTGAATACTTTGCAATCCATGAACTGGCACAAGATATCAAGGATGAGCTGAACACTGAGTATGATGGAAGCCATATTATTCTATTTGATGGAGACCAGGAGTTAAAGCTGTGGTTTACTGTAGGTAAGGGTCTGACGATCTCAGTAAAGGGAGCAAGCATTAACCTGGCACCAGACAACTTGATAACGATCAAGACTGATAATAAGGTGATTGTGGATTCCCCAAATATTGAACTTGGGCCAGAAACAACACCTGCTGTTTCTGAAGCGGTGATAAAGGGAGATACTTTCATTGACTTGTTTAATACTCACATTCACCCATCAGCAGGGGCACCACCGGCTCTTCAGATACTTACTCCTGGACTGGGTGATGCAGTTCTCAGTAAAATAACAAAAACTAAATAGAGATGGCACTAGAAGATCAAGCAAAAGCTGTGACTAAGTTGGGATCCTTAGGAACTGATATTCCTGGACTAAATGCAGACAGCGTGATTGAAAACCTAATCAAAAAAGACGAGAATCTTGGTAAATATTTAAAGATGATTGATGACTCAAAGGCTCAAAAGATTGAGCGTGGAATGTCAGAGGAGGACGCGAATAAGGAATCGGATGAGGCCAAGAAAAAGCTATTAGAGGAGCTAAAAAGGAGCCTTAAACCGGCAGTGGAAGAAGATATTATTAAAATGAAACAGGAATATAAAACTGCTAAAGAGGCTCTTGATTCTATTCCGACTGAGACTCAAGCAACCGTCGCAACTGCAGCTCTACCAGCCGCTCTTCCACCAGCCGTACCGAATCCAGCATATACTTTAGGAATAGCCCTACAGACAAAAAAGAATCTACTTAAGACTCTTAATATCGTTCTGTCTTCTCTAACGACTGTGATCATGCTGGCTAATAAATTAAAGTTTGAGTTACCGCCAGTCGTTTTGACACTGGTTAGCACGTTGACAATAGTGACTACTGGACTATCACTTATTCCAGGTTAATCCCGTTATCAAGCTTAAACTTTTCCCATTCCTCCTTTTTCATTAGGTCAGGAAAGCGTTCTCCTCCATTACAGGACTCCTTAACGTATAACTTGCCTGGAACATCACAGCCACAATAGACGCAGTATTCTAATCTCATGCACTCGTCCTTACAAATCATGGCTCGGTATGCTACTTGTTCCTTTTCGTGTTCGGACAGGAGATGAATCTTGTCTCCAAACATCTTAAGGTTGCCCTCAATATAGTGCCTAATATTCTTTAGTGTGATTCTCATCTTTTCATCATTTCTTTTTCGACTTTGGTTATCTTGCGGGCCTCATATCCTCCCCTAGAAGTATTTATCGTCTTTATGTGATTGGTAATATCAATAAGGTCAGCAAAACACCAGGTGTTTTCTAATAGGTCGGTTTCATTGTGCTCATGGATACTAATAGTAGACTCTAGAAAGCTTGCACCAAGCATCGATGCGGCCAATAAGAGCACGTCCGATATCATGTAAGAGTTATTTTTAAAGCCGACTAGATACCTCTTTTCAAATTCGATCGAGATAGCTTGAAGATACTTGATGTAGTCGAGTCGAGGTTCTCCAAAGGAGTGATGGACGACCAGATCCGGCTGAACTGCCTCAATCGCTCGATCGATATCGCGTTGAGTGTTTCCGCCAGTATAGAGAACAACATAGTCGGCACAGTCTTTTGCATAATTAAGAAGAGTAAAGTCGTTTATGTGGGTTTCAGCAATGCCGAGCATAAAACCCGATTTCCCGTTGGGTAATTTAGCATAATAAGGTCGAGTCAGATCAACATCTTGAATGGAGGAGGCGATAGGAAACCATGAGATTCCTCTTTCCCTACACTCTAAATCGATCTCATCGTATTCCTTGGAGGTCAAGATATTACTCTTAGCTGGATCAAGAGCAAGATAATCAATCGTTCCAAGACTAAAGGATCGAATCACACTTTTTACCCGAGTCAGGTTATTTTCCCGATCTTGACCCTCCCACTTTATCGATAAGCATATTTTTGCCTTTTCCATAGAACCTTTTCTTTTTTTCTTATACAATATAGATTAGATCAAGTTTAGAAAAAATCCCAATTAATGGATCACTATGCGAACTTAGGAGTCCCTAAGACTGCCACTCAAGAAGAAATCAAAAAAGCCTACCGTAAGCTTGCAGTAAAATACCATCCGGACAAGACAAACGGCAACAAGGAATCGGAAGAGCTATTTAAAAAGATCTCAGACTCATATACTGTCCTTTCAGATGAGAAAAAGAGAGGCGAATACGATAAGAAAACTAACTCAACAAATAACTGGTCTTCTAGTTACGAGAGCGCGGGTTTTGGTTTCGATGATTTCGTGAGAAACTTCGCAGACGCGGATTTTAGGAGAAGGTCTAACGATAGAGCTAAGAAGACCCAACACCGAACTCACCCAGCTCAGCCTAAAACTGATCACCTAAACCTTTATGTGCACGATAAAATAGAACTAAAGGACGCCTTATTGGGTAAAAAGATAGAGATTGGTTTTACGCGAGAAAAGATAAATTATACGGGCAAGTCGGGTAACATGCTTACGTTCGATAAGATAGAGGAGGAGAAGGAGATTAACATCACGATCGATCTTAGAAAAAAGTATATCTTGATTAAGAAGGACAGTGGAGCCTACATAATATCCGCTAGAGTACCTGGCTTGGGAAATGAGGATGTTATCACCCAATTAAACATATGGGGAGAGATAGAACAAGTACCTCTAATGGGAGACCTACACGTGACGCTAGAACTAGTGGTGCCTGAAAACATTAAGATTGAGGGTAACAAGATAGTACAGACGGTCGATCTTCCGTTATCTAAGGTCGTGTTCACAGAAGAAAAGATCAAGATAGAGACGATTGTAAGTAAAAAATATGAGGCCGACTTTAATAGTCCCAGATCGGCATCAAACCTTAAGTTCTCCATACCCAATGAGGGCATACTGGATGAACAGGGTAAATTAGGAGAGTATTTAGTAAAGTTTAACGTGACTCTGCCGCAAACTGATGAGTTATCAAACAAAGATTTAACTAAATTAAAAGCAATATTATCAAATTGCGAAAATAAAACTTAAAAAGTTTAAAAGAGCCCTTAATAAATAATAAAAAATATTTTGGGCTTTGTCAAAATTAAATTCAGCACAAATTAACAACAACGATTGGGTATTAATCGTTGAAAACGTGGGTGAAAAACTTCAAGTAAGGGATTCATCTAACACTGGCACTGTCCTTGAAGGAGTATGTGCGGTATTCGGTCAAATGAATAACAACCGACGAGTATATGAAAAATCGGAATACTTACCTCATCTTACTTATCTTCAAGAAAAAATCTCTAAGAGACAATTAGTAGGAACGGTAGACCATCCTCAACATTTCGAACCAAAATTAAGCGAAGCCTCTCACATCATTGAGAGTATTAACTATGACGGAGGAGATAAGGTTTATATCAAGGTTAGACTCTTAGAAAACACTCCACACGGTAAATTAGCGAAAGCTTTACTCGATGGAGGAGTTCAATTATCAGTTTCTTCAAGAGCGGCTGGACAGGTAGGTGAGAGCGGACACGTTAAGTTACAGAGAATCTTTACTTATGACTTGGTCGGAGAGCCTGGATTCACGGATGCGATCTTACGTAAAACGGTTAGTGAATCCCTAAAGAATGATTTTTCAATGATCACTGAGAGTTATAACTCGATGAAGGAAAACTCTTTTGTTCATAAGTCTGGACTAATGGATATTTCAGAAAATTTAAACTTTGCAGATAATTTTAAAGTCTATAAGATAAATAAATTAGAAAATGGTTCAGGAACACAGTTCCAAGGGACTTTGCAAGAACAAAAAAATAACAACACAATGGCCGAGTTTGTAACAAAAGAACAAATGGACAAATATTCAGAAGTTCTTAAAACACAATTCAATGGAATTAAAAAAGAACTTAAGAATCACAAGTCTGTTTTAGAGTCTGCACAATCAAATAATGGATCAAGCAATCCTGAATTAATTAGATTCGTAAATTATTTAGCAGAATCGTTAGAAGGAGTGATCAATTTCGCTGATTATCTTTCTCACAAACTAAACGAGTCAGTTAGATATACTGAGCACGTTTCTGAGACAGTTAACAACTCAATCGATTATTCTTCTTATTTAGGAGAAAAATTAAACCAGTCAGTTAACTATCAAGATTACCTTTCATCTAAATTGAATGAGTCAATTAACTACGCAGAATACATTAAAGAAAACGTAAACAACTCTATTAAATACCAAAATTACTTGGCTGAAGAATTAGACAAGGGATTACAGTATGTTGAATACGTTGCTGAAGGGACTAACCGTTCTATCGAGTTCGGAGAATACCTTTCAGAAAACATCAACTTAAATAGAGAATATTCTCAGTATGTTGCTGAAAAGTTAGGCCAATCTATCGGTTACTCTGAATATATCGCTGAGTCTTTAGGAGAAGGAACTACTGTAGGTAGAAGAAACGTTCTTGGATCGGTTTCTAAATTAAATGAGTCTTCAATCGATCACCTAATCTCTAAGGTTGACCAAGTGATCACTGAAGTAAACGATAAGTCTTCTAAAGCAGTTCTTGAAAGCAAACACCCTTTCTTAAAAGTTATGGGAGAGGCAAACAAGAAAGTATTCTTTAACTTACAATCAGACACTAAACAAGCGATTGTTGAAGCTCTTAACGGATCTGTATGGTTTAACGAAAACGATATCGTTGGAATCATGGAAGCAGTAGTAAACAATAAAGAGCAAAACATTCCTACTTATATTAGATTCATGCCAGCAGAATATAAAGCTATCTGGAGCGAGATGAATGAGAAAGAACAAAGTAAAGTTCATGCAAAAGCACAGCTTTATACTGTAAACACTCCATACCAAGTTAAAGCATTTTGGGATGACTTAGATATGAGAGGAATCAATGAAAGAATTGAAGCACAAAAATACAACACAAAAATAACGCAACAACTCAACGAAAGCCAAAGTACAGAAGGCCTAATACCTGTAAATCAGGTTGTTGAGATGCAGAGAGGTTACTCTCAAGGTTACTTAGAAACGATGTTGAGAAACGCAGGTTCTAGATTGTAACAAAAACTAAAAAAATCATTTTAACAAATGGCACGTACTAAAATTTTCAGACGTTCAAGCGACAATCGCTTAACGAACACATGGCAGCCGATTTTAGAAGGTTACGGTGCTGATGTTGCTAAGACTCCATGGTTAGCTGAGTACGCTCACAACCACGCGATCTTTGATAACACTACACCTATCTTTGAATCCACTGCTCCAGGTGTATTTTTCCAAACTCCAGGTTCTCTTGGTGGTTTTATGGGAAATCCACAAGCACCTACTTTCAATAACGGAGGTACTCCTTTTTCAGCTGGTGTAAAAAACAGCTACACTGCTACAGGAAACGGATCTGGCGATAAATTCCCATCTCTTCTTCCAGTTGCTATCCAAGTAGCTGCAAAAACTATTGGTTTCGACCTAGTTCCAGTTATCCCTATGGATTCTCCAGTTGGATTCCTTCCTTACTTGGATTATTTATATGCAGGTGGTAGAACTGGTGCTGGTGATTTCGATCCATATTTAGTTAAAATCGAAGGAGTTACTTCAGCTTCTTTCAGCACGGTTCCAGCTCCTGGTGATGTAATCACAGTTGGTGGATCTGGTGCTGGTGATTTTGATTTAACATTCGTAGGTTACTCTCGCGTTGACGGTCAGTTGATCGCTAAAGTAGTCGAAGATAACGGTACTAACACATTAGCTTCATCAATCATTACTAACACTATCACTATCAATGGTGATACTTCTTCTGGCGTTGCAACTGGAGTTTCTCTAGTTTCTGCATTGGAAAACCACATCTCTGGTTTCACATCTGTATCTGATGCAGATTACGCAACTACTGCATTCAACGGTTCTTACCTTCCTGCTACAGGAGACGTTCCTGGATCAATGAGGAGAGAGGCTGGTGAAAACTCTAAATTCCGTCAAATGGGATTAAGAATGTTCACTAAGTTTGTTGAGGCTGAGACTGACCAAGTGTCTATCTCTGCAACTGTTGAGCAAATCCAAGACTTAAACAGAGTTTGGAATTATGACGTTATCTCTATGTTAGAAAACGTAGCAGTTAATGACTTAGCTCAATCAATCAACAAAAGATTAGTTGACCGAGTATTACAATTAGCTGACGTTCACTCTGCTGAAGTTGCATTAGTTGAAGGTGCAGGTGTAACTAACCTTGACTTGACTGCTGGTGGATTCGATAACACATCTACTCTACAAAGAAGATTAGTTACTAAAGTTCTTGAACTTGCTAACTTAATCTACCATAGGGGACGTTTCGGAGCTGGTACTTTCTTAGTAACTAACGGACGTATTGCTTCTGCAATGGCTGATGTTGCTGGTTACTCAATCGCACAAGTTCCAACCGATATTGGTGGAGTTGCAGGTAACCTTTACCCAGCTGGTAAAGTTTACGGTGTACAAGTTTATGTTGACCCTAACCTGTCTTGGGGAGATTCTAGACTTGCGATCGGGCGTAAAGGAGCAGACGAAGAACCAGGTGTTAAATTCATGCCATACATCATGGCTGAATCTCTTCAGACTATTTCTGAAGGAACATTCTCTCCAAAAATCGGTATGAAATCAAGATACGCGATTACTGAAGCAGGATGGCACCCTGAAACTCAATACGTAAGCATGGAGATCGATCCAGAGGCTATTGGAGTTCTTACAGGTTCTACTTCATTTGTAGAAAGTGGAGTATAATCTAAACATATTTAGATAATTAAAAGAGGATTCGAAAGAGTCCTCTTTTTTTGTTTTAGTAGATAAATAATAAAAACTTCAAGTTATGACTAGCTTAATGTCTACCTTTTTAGGTATCCAATCCCAGTTTAAAGTGTTTCATTGGCAGACACAATCTTATTCCAAGCACATTGCATACGGGGGGATCTATGATACTCTTAGTGCACTATCTGATGATTTTATGGAAATATACATGGGAAAATACGGTCGGGTTGCTCTAGAAGGAGAGACTGACACCATCCTATTGGGTAATATAGGCGAGGTAAACATAGAGGAATTCCTGGACACTATTGTAGAATTCTTATTAAGTTTTAATCATAAACTAGATGGTAACAAGGACAGTGATCTCTTAAACTTAAGAGATGAGATGCTGGCTGCAATCAATAAGCTTAAATATTTATTGACCCTAAAATAATCTATTAATATGTCTAGGATAGTATACGCGCAGTAGTTGCTAGAAGACCGGAAGAAGAAGTATTGGGTGAAAGCGATGCGATTGCAGTGGCTGAAAAGATATTAGAAATAATCCTATAATTTTATTATACTCGCTATGGTTAATGGATTGTGATCCACGGTCGCCCACACTTAGCGGGTCTTTTTATTTTTTTCTTTAGGCGTTTGTGCGATTGTCATAGTGATATGTTTTTTATTATACTACTACTACTTCTAGGTAAGGTTTCCATTCAACTTGATCCGCATCCTTTCTAAAAGCAAGGATAATTTCACCAAGTTCGTTTTTTCCGATTGCAATAAATCCATAACCTTCACAGATTGCAGGAAGGTAATGTTCATTGGATAGTTCTGACGCGATCTCCAATATATCAAAATCAGGAATAATCTCATGATCATGAGATTCACAGTACTGTTTAGAAAACTCTGCCATCTTATTCTGATTTAAAGGTTAATGATTTAAAAGTTATTCTTTTGTGTTGATGAATTCCTCAAATAATAAAAAAAGAAGAATGCCAGGAACGGTTAAAATGAGTCCTGGAATTATAAACAGGGCGAGCAGTGATCTACAGAAAAATCTTAGGTATTTTTTCATCTTATTAGTTTTATTTTTGTTACTTCACCTTTGCTATTTACTCTATATTTTACCTTAAATGAGTCTACGACGATTACATGCTGTTCGTTTAGATGAAGACAATTCCACTCACAACTATCATGATGATATAGATGAACGTGGATCTCATCTAATTTTTTACATCTTAGATATTGCACCCTTTGGTATCTCCAATTGGAGCAGCTCATCAGTAATAAAACGGAAAATGTGAGAAGTGGTTTCATTTTTAGCTATTATACTCTTTTTGAAGAGCCTTTTTCAACTCTTGTAAATCTTCTCTGTACATTTGTATGGGTTCTCTCTTCTTGATCTCTTCAAGCTCAACTCTTTTTTTCTCCTCAGCACTAATCAGGTCTTCATATGTTTCCTTAGTTAGGGAATGAATGGGCATTGAGAGTAGATATTGATATGATCCATTAATCTCATCAAAATCCGCAGTTTGTAGATAGAGAAGTATCTCTTTTCTAGGCACGTTATTGATCTTTAGTTTACCGCCGATGATGGATTTCACAAATCTGGCCCTATTTGAGAGAAGGGTAAGTTCCTGGTTTAGGGTATCGATGATAAATTGCTTTCTTTTATCATAGAAAGAGAGCCTAAACTGCACAAAATACTCGATGATCTCACTGGCAGAACCAAATATCTTAAGTTTACCATGTTCATCAAGTACCGTAAAGTTCTCAGTCTGACGCTCTTCCATCTTTAACAATCTCTTTAGTCTGGTCGAATCAGCAAGCATCTTGAGATCTTCTCGTCTAAACTTGATGGTGTAACTGATATTAGACTTGCAGTTATTTTCATAACTAGCAATTCGTCGAGTGTCCTCAAGATCTATTAGATGCTGATCGAATTTCTCATAAGTAATTGAAGGAGGTAATTCAGTAATGGTAACAGTAGACGTGTTTTTAACATCATACTTGCCGCTAAATATCCAGGAAAACTTTTCTGAATCAATTAGCGAGCATTCGCCTGAAAACTCTCGGTTCCATGGAGTGGGTTCAGAGTATTTCTTTCCGTCTAATGATTTTAGGCAAGCCTCTATTAGGCTAATTGGATTGCGATTTAATATGTTTGTTGCGAAGCCTACTGCGATCCCGCTACCGCCATTCAGGAGGACGGTCGGAATGATTGGTAGAAAATATTTGGGCTCGATCTCATTACCCTCTTCGTACCTAGGCTCGAGTAGCTCAAAATCCTTGTAAAGCAATCTAAAGTTCTTATGTAACTTGGTTGCAATATAACGAGGAGCGGCTGCTTCTGGTGAACGTAGGGAACCGAATTGCCCAATTTCTTCTAATACTGGCATTGAGTTCTTAAACTTTTGTGCCATGCCGATGATTGCAGAATTAAGCGAGCCGTCTGAATGGTGATAAAAAGCGTCTGCCGCTACTCTACCGGCTAATTGAAAGATCTTCATTGGTTTTTCAGAGCCGTTCTTCCAAACTTTATTAGCTACGAATATCACCTTACGTTGAGTTGGCTTAAACCCGTCTATAACGGAAGGTATCGCTCGTTCCTCAACTACGTATACTGCGTACTCTTTATAGTCGTTGTCCAGGTAATCTGTGACCGTCTTTATTTCTGGCTTTCGCATTTAAAATAATTGTTTTCTACTAAATATTGATGTAGACCTTCTAGGTCTTTGACTATTTCTACCTGTTCTCCATCGTTTATCTTATGATATGCATTCATTTCTGGATTGCCTATTCCGTCTTGCAAATAATTCTTTTCGTACATGAACCAGTTGAACCAGTCTAATCCTTCAATGGTCAATATCTCTCCCCAAAGATATTCGGTTACGACATTATATCCTTCAACAAACTCTACAAGGTCTATTCCTTGGTCGTATGATTTGTCTACTCGAGATGAATTTTGGACCATTAGGCCAGTGATAAATTTAAAGCGCTCAAATGTCATAAAAATGGGATTTTCTTATCTTTTACTTTGAGCTAAGCCAAAGTTTTGACAACCCATGAAATGAGACCTATTATGGATCCCATTATAATCATCCAAATAAAGACGATCTTTGGTCTTCTTTCAAACTCGTTGTAATATTTCATCGATTGCTAATTATTTCCAAGGATTCGGTCCTTTCTAGGTTGAGAGTCCTTACCGAACCACGATTCAAGTGAGTCCCGATAGTCTTTATCGTTCTTGATCTGTACAAGGTATGGATTCTTGATTATTTCTTCGTATTCAGTATCCTCGAGTGCACCCAATCCCTTCTTGTATTCGATTTCCCAAGAGGTGGCCTTATTCTTCCTCAACCAGGCATCAAACTCATCGTTGGTGTAAAAATTGATGGATTCTTTGCCTTTTTTAGCTACTACAAGCGGAGTCATTACCTTATATACCCTACCTTGATCAAAAAGTTCGGGCCAGAAGCGATTAAAAAAGTTAATTAGGGTAGCTGCGATGTGACTACCGTCCGGATCGGCATCTGTATAGATGTAGATGCGACCGTATCGCAATCCTTTGGGTTCTTCGCCTAGCTTTAGTCCCAGAGAGGCCATTAGTTGCACAGCTTCGTCGTTTTTAGCGATTTCAGAAGGTTTCATCTCACTTACGTTGATGAACTTACCCTTTAGAGGGAATGCGCCGATCGTTTGAGTATCTCGAAACTTACGAACTGCTGAAACTGCACTTAGCCCCTCATAAATTCCTAAAATGCATATTCCACGATCTCCTTTTCGTTGAGCATCGATCAATTTAGGTATTTTGGTCTTGTCCAAGTCCTTATTTAACTTTCTGAGCTCTGCTCGCTCTTGTACAAGGGCTTTTTTCTCGATCCAATCTAAAACTGACTGAATTATTTCAGATTTAAACACTAGTTTTGCGATCTTATCAGTAACTTCGTGCTTGGTACCGAAATCTTTGACCTCGGTGATCAATTTTTCCTTAGTTTGTGAGCTAAAAAATGAGTTTACTACGGTAGAATCGATAAAAACGTATAAATGGTTACGGATATCGCTAGGTTTTACGTCAACTCTGTGTTTTTTCTTAATCATTTCCCTTAATTGTGAGATTAGCTGATTAGTAATGTACTCTACGTGAGTTCCGCCGTCCATCGTATAGACAGAATTGACGAAACTTACGTTCTGAAATCCTTTTTCCGACTTTGCAAAGCCTATCTTCCAGTCTTTTGTCTCCTCAAAGAAATATTCTTGAGCATAGAGCTGAATATATTCTTCAAAACTCTTAAATTTAAGCACAAATTCCTCTTTTTTACTCTCCTTGATCTTAGTTAGCTTTAGAGTAAGCTTATTATTACATGCAACTAGGTCCAAACAACGTTTAAATAGGATCTGAAAGGACTTTTCGTCAATTAATCGCATCTTAAACCTTTCTAGATCGGGAAAAAATGAGATTTCAGTGAATCCTCTCTTAGCTGGGGTAATTTTAACTTTAGTTCTATCCTTCATATTTTCAGTAAAAACCTGATCGAATCGATTCTTACCATCACAGGTTGAAATTGAGAACTTTTTACTAAAAATATTGGTTGCCTTGCTACCAACACCATTTGTTCCTGCGACAGTACGCTGTTCTGAGTCATCAAAATTGGAGCCAGCCTTCAAGTTTGAAAATATTAGTTCAGGAATCCACTCTTTATGGATTGGATGTTTTTCTACTGGAATTCCACCATTATCCCATACTGTGATCTCAGTAGTGTCAAGATTAATAGTTACTCGGATCTCATTCAGCTTAGGATTTCGCCGATGTTCATCGACTGCATTAGAAATAATTTCGTCAAAGATTTTAATGAATCCTGGATTGTAGTGAACTTCTTCAATTGTGACCTTTTGGCCATCATAGAGATACTGATCTCCAGTATGGATTGCGACTGACCCTATATACATTGAGGGTCTGAGTAAAACGTGTTCAACGTCAGTCAGTTTCTGATACTTTGTTTCTATCGATTTCTTAGCCATTTATTTCTTTGCTAATTTTTTTACTTTCAACGCGTCTAAAAAATACTTAGGCACGCCTTTGTTATTTAATATTTGATCGAAGCACTCGTCTAAGATGTAGGTCTCAGCCCAGTCATCATCGTTTCTTATTGATCTACCGTATGCCTGTAAAAGATCCACCAGGGTCTTCCAATTGTACCATTCTGGACGAGTATCGAGTCTCTTCTTTATCTTTGTACTAACAAGATTAGGAAAAGGTACTTTTAGGATCACCTGAAATCGTGAAAGCTCATCCTTTAAGTCGACTCCATTGATCATCGATGGTGAGACTAGGACGGTTTCCATCTTAGAAGTAAGATGATCTTCAAGAGATTTTTCTCGGCTTGCTGAATCATGAAATATTAAACGTGAATCCTGAATGGTCTGTTGAATCCACTTGCTAAACTCATAATTGGCAGTATGAATAATGCCCTTATGTTCGTGATTCTTCTCCAAGATCTTGCCGATGATCGGTACTGCTCTGGTAAAGGTCTCCTTTTTATTATAATAGGACATCTTACCGAACTTTACATAGATTACCGGTCGTTTAGCTGCCTCAAACGGACACGGTAGGGCGAGGTAAGTTGACTCGGTCTCGTCTATTCCCATGATGAAGGAGAAGAGCTCTCGATCCAATAGTGTACCCGACATCATGATCACATGATCGTATTGGTCCCAAAAAAGTTCTTTTAGGTATAGGTTGCCCCAAATAGGTTCGACTAGGATTCTGGTCTTGCCCCACTGGTCTAGATCTTTTTCAAAGGTCCAATTAGTCTTGTAGTTTTCACGGTCGTTGACGAATCGATTGTACTTACACATTGACTTATCGACGTGGTCTGCTTTTTTAATTAGGTCTACCTTTTTCTTTTTTTGTCGAGTCTCCTTGGCCTCGTCAAGCAGATCGTGTGCTTTTTTATCAAGCAAGGGAACCAATACGTCTTTAGTCCAATCTGAAAGTTCAGTCAGGCTAGAGATGTTATCAAGGTCCCTTTCCATCCAATCGTGCCAAACGTCCAATATCTTTAGGCTACGTTCGGAATAGGTAGAGAGAATAAAATCACAAAAGGTCTCCTCAAAGGCGTGTGCCTCATCGATTATGAGTAGCTTAGAACTACGCTCTGCCAACATGTCTGGAGAATACATTGAGTATGCAGTCACCAGGTGAAAATTTGCCAAGCTCACTGGGCTCTTCAGGAATTTGGTCTGAGAGATCTTGTGTGGGCAGACATTGCATCTTTTACCACTGGCCTTATTGAGCACCTGGGCATCACCGCATCCCATTCCTTGATGACGACACCAGTAATTGTTCTTTCCCTTTAGATTAGCTGCGAACTTAAAATCTTTCACATATTGATCCTGTAAGATCTTGGTGTTGGTGATGATGTCAGTCTTGGCCTTTTTTGAGTGTTCGTTTCTATACCACTCAGCGATCATGATCGCCGCATAGGATTTACCTACTCCAGTAGGGGCATCCACCATGATGAATTTTTTACCCTCCTTAATGGAAGACTTTACGAAGTCCAAGATCTGGACCTGTTGAGGTCTTGGTGAAAACTCAAGAGGAATATCTCTCATGTAGTGGTCTCTAGTTTTTTTATGATCTTTTTAATGTCTTGGTGGATCTCCTTTATCTCAGGATCCAAGTTATTTTGAAAATCTGCTTTATCCATGGAGGTAGAGACTTGCCGACAACATTCCCTGATTATTGCGAGTTCCCTTTTTGAAAGCTTGGGGCCAAGTATTTTTCTTAACATCTTTCGTGATTTATGAGGTTACATTAATAAAACTCAAATTTATTAACTGGTTTCAAGCTGGATGGGATGATACCACATACGTCGACCGTTCTTGTCGGTAAACCATTTGCCCTTGCCGTAACACTGCATCCACTCGTCAAATCCTCCTTCAGGAACCTCAAACGGGTTTTGCCAGTCCTTGAGCTGACCTCCACCTAGGAAGTAAGCTTCCCTAGGTAACCTTTCACAAAGATCGAGTATTGAAGGATTTCGTGTGAGTGCAGTACGGGCATCAGCAAAAGGATCTTGTGAGGCATGGAACATAATCTCGGATCTAAGATAGTTGCCGATTCCATTAAAATATTGTTGGTTCATGAGCACCAGGTGGATCGGTTTATCGAATTCCTTCTTGCCTAGGTTAGCGAGGATATTCTCCCTAAAAGGATTAGGTTCGTGTACTGGGCAGGGCCCACGATTTTGGGACCAGTCGGATGCGACCTTCCACCTAGCAAATCGACGAGTGTCGACCAGGCAGAGACTGAGTTGATCGGTCGTATTAAATTTCATGTGGGTGTGCTTGGGCACATCATCTCGGTGACACATCGCCCAATGGCCGGACATGCCCATCGAGCAGCTGATCTTCATGAAAACCTGATCTCCCTGGATCAAGGAGAGCATGAGTTCCTTGCCCCGAGACTCAGCTGTGATTCTGAATATCTGAAGGTCAGTCGGCTGGACTATACCTAGTTTTCTATTCATAGCGCTTTCTGAAAAGGCAACGGTAGTAAAACTCTTTTCTCTACTGGCCAGATTTATGAAATCCGCCATTATTTTTATCTCTGCAAGTTCTGGCATGGTATTAAGATACTAAAAATTAGGTTTTTTTAAAAGATAAATAACTAAAAAACTTATTTAAAAATGGGTGGTTATTTATTAAACTATAATATGTGGAGAACTCTTCACGAATCAGTTGTGAATGATGAACGATACCGAGAAGCGGTCAATGAGCAGACTGTTGCAAACTTAGTGAATTCACAAACTAGCATTGAATCACTGGTTAGTAAAATGGGGGACATAGCTACAGCAATGGGAGAAGCATATGCTACATTTATTAATGAATGGAAACAGAATGCTAAGGTCGGTTGGATGACGGCATCGACTGACAACCTTACAAAAAATCATTTTACAAGTAGCTTAACTGTTGACGTTGGATCGGCGGTAGCTGAATTTACTAAAACTAATTCTAACGAAAAATACATAAAGCCAACGTTTAATACAACAGTTAAATCGATTCAAATAAAAACGGCTAAAGGTTTAAAGGTTCCGACGTTAAATAAAACTGAGGTAATATGGACGTCCGCTCCAGCTATATGTAAATCAATAAGCGCACTAAATCATCAGGAAATGTTTAAACAACTTGAAACAGTAACTTCGAAGGTTTATGCGGATGGATTGACGATTGAGAGGATGAAGGATATGAAATTAAACGATAAGCCGGCTTTTGATATGGACGAAACCAAAAAAACTATGGGAAAAGCGTACTGGCCATATCGGGCCAGTTATATAAATGGAGCTAATTTGAGTCAAACAATTCTTATGTGGGACGGATCAAACTTAAAGTATAATATGAGCTCTCCTCCAGCATCAAGTTCACTTGGGGGAGGACTTACACCTAAGGATTTCCCAGAGGACCCGAAACGATTGCTGAATGAAAGCCTTACGAAGAAGTTTGTTTTCTATACTGTGACTGATTTTGTTAAAGGAGGAGGCCAGCCATATACAGAATTTACAACGACTACGGTAAGCGTTCCAATAGAAGGAGGAGAAGAGGCAGTTCAAGTAACTGATGAATTGACATCATTGCCCGGATTAGATGCACTATTTGGTCAAGGAAAGGATAAACCAGATCCAACAAAGGAAAAAGCTATCCTTGAAGCATTGAACCAGATCCTTGGACAGTATTCAAAAATAACTTCGATTAAGGTTCAAGGATCCGCATCGTGGGAATGGACTGCTGGCGCAAGAGATGATAAACAGAACATGGCACTTGCAACAAGACGAGCCCAATGGTTTGTTACAAAAATTGGAGCGCCGAAGGGCGTACAGGTCTCATTGGCTGGGACACCGGCAGTAGTTCAACCAGATAATAATGTAAATACTGCACCTGAATGGAGGGTAGTTAACTTCTTTATAACTGGAGACAGGGTTGAAAAAAGAAAACTACCTACTAAATGGATCAATGTGACTGAGACTGGTGAGGTTACTCTAAACTACGATGCGCTTACAATAAAAGAGTATACGGTCGCAGCTAGTTGGAAATCGCCTGGACTAGTTACGTCAATTGGTTGGGGAAAAGGAGAAGGTAAAGCTGAAGAAAAAGCGGCAGCAAAGGCTGAGAAAAAGGCAAATCGTGCAGTCAAGGAAAACCGAATCAAGTTTAAGGAATTAAAGCCTGAACAAGAGATCGTAATATTTGACAAATCGACTCCACCGAATGAAGTAGGGGGAACTGATACGAAAAAAATATTCGTAGTTGGACCTGGAACAGAAAAAGGCACGATGAAAGTCAAATTAATGGATTATACTGATCCTAATAATCCTAAATTAATAAAGGAAGTAGACATACCAGAAGAAAGATACGTTACTCATATTGAAAAAGCAACCCCTGCTGGAGAAGATAACATCTAGATCTAATAATTAGTTAAACAAAAAACCCATCTTTTAGATGGGTTTTTTTATGAAGATGGGCTAGATTAATAATCCATTGAGATTGCCATGTAGCTCTTTCCGCCAAAGTCACCAAATACTATTGAGTATTTAGTAAACTCCCAACTCTTAATGTCCATTTTCTCATTGATAAGGTTCGCCTTGACTCTTGAGATCAAGTGAGATAATGGAAGATCACATATTGATACTTGATCATTTGGTACTGAGTTTAATGTTCGAAACTGAACTCCACTATATGAATCAGCATCTGCGCTCTTTTGAATTTTCTTTATTGCATAATCATGACAATTAGAGTCAAAGGAACTAGTAAGTTCAATGTTGCCAAGCTCAGCCTTAATTAAGGAATCGATTGAGTACTTGATACGTGCAATCCTTTCAGACTTATCTTTAACTTCGGTAGAATCTAACTCGTTAGATAATGATACGTTAGAGGTAAATATTCCTCCGATGATCGATAGGGTTAAAATTAACTTTTTCATGGCTTTAAATTTAATTGGTTATATAGCTAATATACAAAAAATTCTTTAAGATTAAAAAGATAAATAATAAAAAAATAAAAGTATAATGGCAAATCCAGTTATGAACTATAACCAGTTTATGGCAGCATTCAAAAAGGCTGAAGCGGGATACCGTGGAAAAGCTAACGTTGCGGCAAACGATAGATCGGGTTCGATGAAGATCAATCAAGGTTTAGTTGAAGGTCCAGTTAAGGGAAAAGGAACTCCTCAACTTGATAAGTATACTAAACAATACATGACTACTGCAAAGAACAAGAACGTGGTAGGTAAGAAGAAGTAATTAATAAAATCTAAGACCAATGAATAGAGCTATCATGAGATTTGAGCAATACGCTCTACTTGAAAAGAAGGGCGATCTTAAGAAGCTAGTCGGTAAGGACGAGGATGAAGAGCTTACGATCAATGATGCCAAGAAGATTGGTGTCAAGGTCGCTAATATGGAAGGAGAGGACAAGAAAAAATACGTCGGTATCATCAACTTTTTAGGGGCTTCATGTAACATCTATAACGAGCTTTGGAAGAACTATAAACGAACGAGAGATCGTAAAAAAGACTAATGGATAAAATTTTTGAAAAGGCGTATTCTGATGAGGCTAGTTCAAAAGACGGAGGTTTCATCTTTCAAGCAATCCTAAACTACGACCTTTCGTGGTCAATCGTCAACGGTGAGACTGCGCTCGATCAAAAAAATATCCAGGGCTGGCTTAAACAGGTAGACGTCTTTCCAGACATGCGTTTTGAAGAGGGCCATGCCACTCTTACTTATGTCATCTTAAGTGAAGTAAATCTACTTAAAAGAAAGTTTGAGCTTGCCAGTGAGGCGATCAAGAGACTACTCAATCCGGACTATGCTCGAGAGATGGACGGTTTACCTGCTGAGGTGACGCCAGAAGAAGAGACCCCTAAACCGGTTGAGACTGACCTGACTGACGACGATTGGAACAATCTATTACCGGCTGGTCCAAATCCTCCATTGGGGCTACCTGAACCGCAAAAGAGAATCGGTCAAGGTCAAGTGTCTCTGCCTTCAGGGCCGCCTGCTCCACTCGGTCTTCCACAGGCAACTTCTGAATCAAGAGTGGACGAGGTTTTATTTACCACAAAGCTGACTTCTGCTCAGATCAAGGCGATCAACGATAAGTATTTTAGCAACACACACTATGAGGTAAGGTTTACGGTAGATCGAATGGTCTTACGTGAGGTCTCGACCAGCGGGCTTGATACAGGTTCACCTAACGTGACTCTTAAGTTATCTACTGGCATGGTGGACACGCTTGACGGCAAGGCAATCAATAGCTGGGACGGATTTAAGGTAAAGGTGTCGGGTAAAAACACCCTAATCAATAACGAGTCTTTAACGATAGACAACACGACCGAACCCAAGATCTCTGAGATCATGGTATACGATCCTATCGAAAACGTGAATGAGCTGATTTTTAGAACTATCTTACCTTCCTTAGTATTGGAATTCAAGGGAGACCGAGTACAGATAGATAACTACTCAAACCGATCTTCTCAAGTATCGATCAGATCTAACATTGATTTTGAAAACCTATTTAACATTGAGGAGGCGCCTGCTTCTGAAATAATAGACACTGAAGAGGGAGAGGATCTTGAACAGGAGAATACTGAAGAAACACAGGAACCAAGGGTGCCCGAAAAAAATATTGCTCAACCGCAAAATAAATAACTAAAATAATCGATACACAATGGCAGGTTTACCATATTGGACCAATTCAGCCGCGGCTCGATCATACTATGAACCGATCTATAAGAATCAGTTTGAGGTGATCTTGAACCCACCGACAGTAATCTCCGGTAGCAATGTAGCTCTTTTAGTGGAGCACGTGACCGAGATTTCAGGTCTGCCTGAAATCAATTCTAGCGGAACGTTAGTTGAACAGACTTACAAGTTTGCAAAAAGATCCTTTGCTGGAGGAATTCCAGACACCACAACTGCTGACTTGACTATCAAGTTCACAGTCAACTTAAATGAAGAGAATGACGCATACGTTTATAATATCCTTAGAGCATGGAACGATATCGTTTACAATCCTCAAACGGGTAGTCAGGGATTAAAAAGAGACTATGTGGGTTCGATGTCAGTTCACGTGGCTAATAAGACTGGTGAGATCTTTAGAGAGTGGAATTTTCAATCGGTTATTCCAAACGATAAATTAACTGAACTTTCACTAAATTATACTGAAAACGGTATTTATGATGTACAGATGAAATATCGATCAGACTACTGGGTGGAAACCAGAATAGGTCAGATTAACGTATAAAAAATCGAGATAAAAATGGAAATGTTTGATACACACCGTCGAGATATCTTAAATTTCGATAATTATATGGACCTTAAGAAACCTGGATTCGGTGGACCCAGCTCTGCGATTGAATTAAGAGATGCTCGAGGTAATATGAATGATCGTGATCCTAAACTTAAAGGGTTTAGACGAACAGTTGAGAGAGACCCTGCTTTTTCTCATCCAGTATACGATCCTACTTACAAGGCAATGACCGGAGATCTTGTATACAAGCAAGAAAAGAAGAAGCCGTTTACCTATGACGATCGAATCACTGGAATTCCAGTAGTGGAGATCGAACCGGTAGAAGAGGGCAGAGCCTATTCTTCATTTACTAGATTCATTAACGAAGAGGTAGATGATGAGTTAGAAGACGAATTGGATGCTGAATTAGAAGATGAGTTAGAAGGAGAGTATGAAAAAGACTCAAATGATTGGAGCGAAGATGAATATCGTCAAGAGGCAACTGCTTTCAATAATACGGCGTCAGACTTGCGTCAGATCGAGGCAATGCTTAGAAGATTTGAAAATGGAGAAGAGTTTGAAGAAGAGGCGTTTGGTATGAATCCGATGGAGGACGAAGAGAGCCCGTTTGGAGAGGTACCTGACTGGGTAAAAGAGTTAAATCAAAATCCCGAAGATTCCGAAGGATATTGATTACAAACCTCATAGCAATATGAGGTTTTTTGTTTTATATAGTTATTGTTGAGACAATATCAATAGGAAGGTCTAATGGGTCCGGATCGTTTGGCGAGAGGATTATGCTATACTTAAATTCAAATTCTGGATATTCGCTAGTGATAAAATCTATCGTATTTAAGACAGCTGATTTAGAAAGGTTTGAGTTTAAGTAGATTATTCGACCGTATTTTTCGTTTTTTACGCTAATCGCCTTGTCTAATAGTTTCTTGATCTCATAATTTAGCAGGAAAGACTGCACCTTATTTGGAACAATAAATTTTGTACTAAACTTATCTTTGATTAGCTTGCTTACGTTTAGAATATAATCGCTACGATCCTTTCGACTAAATGTCAAGATAAAGCTTTTATAGTCCTTAACAAAAACGATCGATATCTTTCTCTTTTCCATTTATATGTCTAATTTTACCACGTCGATGTTAGCTGCGCGTAATATCGTGATACCGGAAACATCCCTATATGTTTCACGATAAATTACTAGTTTTATGCCAGCTTGAATGATTAGTTTTGAACACTCTTTACATGGAGAATAGGTCACATAGAGAGTGGCACCATCTGTGCTCTGTGTGGATCGAGTCACCTTCATCATTGCATTGGCCTCAGCATGTAGCACATACCAATTGGTGTCTCCATTTGCGTCTTCGCAATCGTTTGGAAAACCCTTTGGGGTGCCGTTAAACCCGTCTGAGATGATTGTACCGTCCTTAACGATTAACGCACCTACCTTCTTACGTTTACAACAAGAAAGATTAGACCATTCAGTTGCCATCTTTAGATAGGTGATGTGATATTTAAGATCCTTATTCGTCATCCTGTTATCTAGATTTATTAAGCATGTCTGGCATGAATAGGTTGGCGATCGCAACTATTGCTACCCATTGATTGTAATTAATTGGTGCACCGAATACTTTTGATAATTCATTCCAATCATATAGGAAATAACAAACAAGAGCAGTTACAAGTAACTTAAATACAGCTAGGATGATAGGCGGTATCGTTTTTTTCATAAATTTATGTTTTTAAGAATCCAGTCATATAACGGATCAGTCAATTCGACAGATTCGTCTTGACTATCGAATAGGGACTTAAGGTTTAGAGTCGGGGTGCCTTTAATATTAATTAAGTCTAAGTCAACTTTAGGAATCTCTACTGACTCAAATTTACGAGTAATCATCTTTTTTGCAATATCAAAATGACGTTCATAGATGTGGGAGGAATTAGAGATGTGAGTATAAGTACCTAATTCCAATTCAGGATAACCTGCATTGTGACGAAGATGATTAAGCATCTGCGATTGTAAGATTGCAAAAAATGCGATATCTGTCGGTAGCCCTAGAATGACGTCATTACTTCGCATGCTTACAGTGAAATTAAGTCGATTATCTCTAATCTGAAAGATGCCATACATTGTGCACACAAAATCCCTATTGCCTGACCTTTGATGAATGGGCAGATTAAAGTGCAGGACAGCCTGTCGTGAATCTTTATCTTGTGTTAATGATTCTAATGCCCAGTGGTATTGGGTAACACCATGCTCATTCTTGTTATTAAAGAGAAGGTAACCGTATGATGAGTTTACTGTATCATCATCGTTTTTAATGGATTCCCAAAACTTTGCAAATTTTGAGATATATTCAACGTCGTTTCTACCCATGAAATACCATAAGAATTCAGCAGCAATGTACTTGAATTGAGAAGACCTAAATTCATTAGTATAGAGACAAGAAAGAGGATTTTCGATAACTAGAGCAACATCACAGATCTCATTGATCTTCATGTCCCGAGGCTGAGTCACATATTCGGGTTCATTGATTAATTCATGCAACAGTTCTTCATAGACTGCTGCAAATGTCTCAGATTGAATTATTACCATAACTTAGTTTTTATTTTTATACAAGTAATGATTAAAAAGTTTCGATATTTTATAACTTTAAGAGGATTTGATGATAGTCATCTCTGAAAAGTGATCCTTTTGAGAGACTTGAACTTTACTGTCAAATAATTCTTCTGGCAGAGCCTCATGTGAGACCACAAAGATGGTCAAGCCATATTTTGTAGAATAATCTTTTAATATTGAGATGGCACGATACACGTTTGTTTTATCTAATGAACTAAAAATCTCATCTAGGAACATCACATTTATGGTACTGTGTTTCATCTTGATTATTTCGATAAAAGCCAATAGCACGATCAAGTTCATCTTTTTTCGCTGGCCGCTAGAGAGACTTTCTGGGGAGATCTGCATGCCTAAGTATGTGATGTGAGGATCAAACTCATTATCGAACTCAAATGAAAACTTAAATTCTAGTTTTTCAGAAATATCAAGTATCCTTGCGTTTAGAGTAGGAATGATTTTATCGATCATGTCTCTTTTTATTCCAGAATCAGAAAGAAGATCGTCTAGACTTAGGTAGATGGATCGAGTCTCATTTAATTTAGAAAGCTGAATCGCTTCTTGCTCTATTTGAGAAGTCAGGCTACTGATTATCGAAGAGACAGAATCTATTTCATCAGAATCATCATTTTGTTGGGCAGACTTAAGTTCTCTTTCAAGAGATTGTAATTCTGCTTTGAGATCAGAATAGTTGGAGTCAATGTCGCTCTGACCAAGTAAGAGTAGAGTAGATTCTTCGTTTAGAGAGTCAGCGACCTTTTTTTGATCTTCTAGGCTTGTTTCTAAACTCTTGATTTTAGACTTAATTTTTTCTTTTATCTCAATTGAAGAATCAGATTTTAGATCATTTAAACAGTGAGGACACCTATTCTTAGCATAGATTAAAAGCTTAGTATTAAGGTCTCGAATATCTGATTTTGTTTTGGCTAATTCCTGTTGTGCAACGGTGCTCTCTTTACTCTTTGCTGAAACCTTTTCTCGATATTCATTTTTAGTAAGTAGAGCAGAATCAACCTCCTTCTTCTTACTCTCAATATCGAGAATAAGTCGATCGGTGATCTCTTCCTTCTTTTTAGCTAATTTTTCCTTTAAAGAAGCTAATTGGGTCGCATACGAGTCTAAGTTAGTTTGACCAGTTTTTAGAGTTGCTGAAATTATATCGATTTCTGATTTATTATCTCGAAGTTGTTCTTTAACTTTGGATCTCATGTCAGATAGTATGTCAATGCCAAATATTCGATCTACTATTTTTCGCTTATCGTCTTTGCTTAGACTGACGAATGATTTAAAATCATCAAACGAAAGACTTATGGTATTACAAAAGACTGTAAAAGGTATTCTAGCTAATTCGTCTTCGATAAACTCATCTACTTTTCTCTTATCGGGCAAGTTAAATTGAGCACCGTTTATCTTGATATCGCTAAAGTTTGGATCTATTCCTCGAGTCAGCTCAATCTGCTCACCAGAATTAGTCACAAACTTTACGTTTGTGTATGCATTACGATTGATCCAATTGGGAATGTCTTTTATTTTTCGAATAGCTGATCGGCCGTATACTGAAACGGTTAGTGCTTCCTTAATGGAAGATTTACCGGCACCGTTTTCTCCCTCAACTAAGATGAGTCCTGGATTATCATCAAACTTAAATGTCTGTATTTTATTGCCGTATGATAAGATGTTGCGATATGAAAATTCAGTCAGTCTCATTAGTCGTATTGTTTGGTATTTCTTAGTGAATCATAAATCTCTTTAAATCTGTCGGTTATCTCCTTGGCTTGAATAAAAGGCAGATTCATGCTCTTTATTCTTTCATCAAGTATCGTAAACACGTTATATTCATAGTTTGAATTGATTTCTATCTCACTACGTTCCTTTAACTGTTCTTTTGAATAGGAGCCGAACTCAAGATGACGATGTCCAAACTTTTTTACCAATTCTGTAAACTGAGAGATTGGAAACTTTTTTGAAAAATCAGACTCAAGTAAGATGTCAACAAAATTATTATGGAATAGTGAGGTTATCTCAGTTGACGTAAGATTCAAGAGATCGGTGACATCAAACTTTACGTACTTTGGTGAAAACGTATTGAGCACGAATTTTTCTTGCACATCGGCTCCACTAACGTCTAACACATAGAATCCTTTGTCATTACCCCTGTCTCCACGATCCATTTGATATGGAGTACCGACATAGAGAACGTTTCCCTTCTCTTGTCGAATATGAATATGTCCAGAGTATATTCTTTTATATGATTGAATGTCCTCTTGTTCCAACCCATGTTCAAGCTTTTGAACCTTATTGAAATTAAATCCCTTGAAATCCGCATGACAAAAAGCATATTTTGCTGAGCCATAAGACTTTACTTGAGACTTAAGTTCATTTAGATTCTCGATCCAAGGAAGCATTAAGAACTTATGGGAATTAATGGTAAGGATCTCAGGTTTTTCATAAACTTGAAAGTTTGGATAGATTTTGCTAAATCCTTCCAAAGAGTGAGTATCAGTTCTGTCCTTATAATATACGTCATGATTACCTAAGATCACAAAAACTCCTCTTTTAAACTTTTTAGTGAGTTCTTCGGCTATTTTTAGAGAAAGCTTATATATTCGAACATTTGTTGATTCTCTGACGTGGTTCCAATCTCCTACTTGTACAAGTATATCAGTCTTAGGATCAAATTCTTCTTCGTTAATCTTATTTAAGAATTCCTTTATTAAAAAGTCAGATTGTATTTCTGACCACTCTACTGAATTGTTTCTTACTCCTAAATGGAGATCTCCTAGGACAAATATTCTCCTAATTCCTTCTAATTTCATCCCTGATTAGCTAGCTGGTCAATATCTATTATTTTAGCAACCCGATTTATCTTTTTTAGAAGAAGATCAGCATCAGCGGATGTTGAAAAGGAGTAGATCGTATTGTTTGAGGCAGAGTCGGTGAACTGTATTTGAGTTGAGCTATTTCTAGTGATCAAATATGTTTGCTCAAGATTAATGTGAGCTGCTCCACTGGAGTGTGAAAATTTAATCCAAACCATTAGTGTATTCTTTTTTTATTCATTTTTCCTTCTAGAAACTTATACTTCTTATTTAATTCAAGGATCAGGATCTCCTGAACATCTGTTTCCAGTGAATCAAAGATCTTTTTATATTCCATCGAAGAAATCGATGAGATCACTTCAAGAATATAAATAGGACTATAAAAAGCTATTCCTTGATTGGCAAGGTCTATGTTTTCATGAACTCGATTAAAAAGTAGGTTAATGTCCTCCTTTGAAAACTTTACTTTAGACACAGACGAATCACTGGTCAAGTTAGTAACGTATTTACTTAATACTTCATCGGTTTTTAAAAAATCAAAGATCATGTCTAATATAAACTTTGAATCTAGTTGTTCCTCATAATCATATAGATCCTTTAGATAGTTATCTGAGTAATCAGCAGAGACCGATATCTTTTTTGAAAACTCATAGTCTTCAGAATCTTTTAATTTATCACCGTTATAGTAACTATTATTGAAGATCTTGTCCTCTCTGACCTGATCTTCGAACTGTTCTTCTATTTCTTCCTGACTCATTCATAATCATTATTTTATATTGAATTGAAGAGAGCGTCATAATCGTCTTCAATTGGAATGCTTGACACGGGTTCAGCTGATGCTTTATTTATCTCAGAATACTCTGATCTCAATTCATCGGCCATTCGGCTTACTTCCTCATCGTCGCTATAGAATTCACTGTTTTGACCGACTTCCTCAGATAACCTAAAATAGTCTTTGTGCATCGTATAGAACTTATAGCTCTCTTCATAGCCGTTATCTCGATTAGCAATCACCTTAATCTTCATTCTACTCTCAAGCGGACTTCGCATAAGCCCAAATAGAGAGTCAACCGTATGAATGAGACCAAATGATTCAGCAACTGAATCCATGCCTAGGTCAAAGTTATCAATATCTTCTCTACGAATTTGAGTTGCACTAACGATACACCATTCATTTCTCATTGCCACTCCTCTAAGTTCCTCAGAGATGGCTTTAATCTTTTCGTATAGACCATTTTGAGAATTGATTGGTTTTAGGAGATTTAAGTAATCTACTACAATCACTTTAAATTTCTTATTCATTTTTTGTTCAAGTCGAACAAAGTAGTTTTCAATGTCAATGGCAGTAGCACCGCCGGTCGGAAATTCCTTTACAATTAATTCGCCGACCGTTTGGCCAGAGTCCTTAAGTTCTTGAATCTTGCTTTGAATCAGTTGAGCAGCTCGCTCATCTGTGATCCTAGAATAATCTTCAGATTTAATATTTAGAATATTTGAGCCGATTCGTTTCATATAGGCGCGGTCAGCTAACTCAACTGTCACTAAACCGGTCGCATTGCCGGTTAAGAATGATCGGGCTGCAATATTTCCAAGAACCATTGACTTACCGACTTTAGGTCGACCTTGAAAAACGACTAGCGCTTTTGAATTCCAGCCACCGCCCTGTACCTTATCTAAGAAAGGAAAGCCAGTCGGGCTGCCCGTCTTAGAGATCTGGATGTGAGATTCAGGATTAAAGAAATTTAGGCCAGTATCCGCACTAGAAAAGTTTAGTGCTAACTTATTACTTATATCGTTTCTAATCTTTTCAGAGATCTTATCGATGTTCCCTGGATCGATTGGAGTAGTCTTTAAATAGGTTAACAAGTCAAAGACTGTTAGGTTTAGGTTTCTTAAGAGAATAAATGATCTAACGTATTTATAGAGATAGTCATAATTGTATTCAGTTAAGCTAACTGCATACAATTCATCAAACTCATCGTCATTTAGACTTATATTGCTAACTTCCAAGTAGCTCTTTAGTTCCTTTCGATTTGGAATCTTTTCGTATTCTTTAAAAAACTTAGCTGCCGCTTTAAATGATTCTTGACGATCGTCTTCATTGAAATAACTGGGCTTCATCATGGTGATCAGCTCCTCTCTTCTTAACGAATCATGATTAGATGGACGCAAGTCATTTATGTCATTTTCGGAACTTAAGATAAAATTCCAAACCATCTTTTCAAGAGAGTCAATGTTTTCTGTAAAATCAATCATTCGTTAAGTAAAAATGGGTTAATCCTTTTTTTGTAAAGTAGATGAAGTCACCTTCAGCCATGAGATATTCGTCACCGATCATACTTTTTAAAGATTTAACTAAAAATGTTTTAAAGGTTTCGTCCTTAATTTTGTCACCAAAAACATATTTTAAGGATTTAGAAGAAAACTTAAGAGTCTTTAGTTCAATTGATTTTTCTTTAGAATTTGCGACTTTTATTATGTACTGTAGGATCTCAAAAAGGAGGGTAAACTCGTCGCTTAGTCCCTCCTCATTATATAGATTCAAATAGTATTTTATTGGAAGATCAGAACGTAGAGTCATCATCGTCATTTAGGTCGTTAAGTTCACTAGTCTCCAATAGATCGATCTCGTCTTGAGTTTCTGGAAATTTAAAGGTCGGTTTAATTATTTTTTCATCAAGTTCCATTAGAACCTCTTGTGTAAATAATCTAGCTGAGAAAAATTCTTTTATTGGTACTAGGTCACCATTATGTCGAATGACGTAATTTTTTCCAAGCTTTTTAGGTAGAAAATAAAATTTTTCGCCTTCTACCTCAAACTCTGAACAGAGAGATTGCTCATCTGCTTTTAATTTAGAAAACTCTTTTTCAGTAAGTTTATTTCCTCGACCGACTCCACAGTTTTCCCAATTTACGAATTGTTCAAGACCAACATATTGATTCATACCTTTATGGAATGAGATGTGGAATTCAATGTCGATTGGTTTAGCTAAACGATTCTTTCTGGTCTTGGATCTTACGATGATTCCAGTAGTAGTCTTTGCCTCGTCTCTTAGCGTACCTTTACTCAACATTAAGATGATTGAGGCAGAAAATTCAGGACCTCCGCCGCCAGACATTCCCTTTGGAGTATATTGATCCATTGAATTATGAGTCACTACTGAGTTATCTAAGACAAAATGATGTACATCTTTTACTTGAATATCATATACTTTACTTGATTCGATTTTCTTAATTGATTTAACTTTTAACTTTTTCATATCTTTTAAATGTTATTTTATTTACAGGTTATTTCAGAACCTTCAATTAAATCCATTGCTTCTACCCAAGATTCTTCATTTTCCCAGTCTTCGCTTACTAAGAATTTATGATTTGGTGTGCATTTAACTATTGTCCCATCTTCAAATTCTATTTCTAGAAGATTAGCATTATCATATGTAAAAATATTTTCAACTGGTTTAAATCCTTCTAAAGTATCAACTAGATCTCCTATTTTTAAATCCATTATTCTAGTGGTTCCGTTTTCAGTAATAATTAACTGTTCTCCTGGAAAGCAGGCGTAAGTGTGGTTTGTGAAGATGAATGGAACCTTTAAGTTAGATAATTCAAGAGTAAATGATTTGAATAGAGATCTCATCTCTTTAGAACGAAGTCCCATGTCAGATGCGTTTTTACCGGCATCCATATCTCTCTTGCTCTTATCAGTATCAAGCATCCCAACTGAATCAACAAAAATAGCAGCTTTTAATCCTGGATTCTCTCTCATCGTTTCAATAAAGTCATTGATAAAGAACTTAACATCGCTAATTAGACCCATACGAAGGTATTTTAATTTCTCTAAGTCTACGCCAAATTTAGTATAGTCAGAACGATCGATTGCACCCTCAGTGTCGATATAGAAAACAAAATAGTTTTTCTTTTGAAGTTCTCGTACTGCGTTTAAACAAAGAAACGTTTTGCCTGCTCCAGAATCTCCAGCGATTCCAATGCTTCTGGTATTTGGATATCCTCCAAAGACTGATCCTGAGATCTGAGCATTTAGGAGATAATTACCGGTAGGAATATAATCATCAATGTCGGAAAATCCCATTAGGGTGACTTTGGATTTTACTTTTTTCTCTAATAGATCATTGAATTTATTAAAAGCGTTGATTGCGTCATTTGTTGACTTTGCCATAATTAATCGGTTTTAATATATTCTACTAGAGAATGGGCAAAAGTTCTATTCAGAGATATACGAGAGTAATAAAATAGAACAAGAAAGAGTTAAAGTATCACATATTTCTCCTCTCATAACTCTGCTAAATCTTACTTTATCTATCGAGTGAAGCTTTGATTCAGGATTAAGCAGCTTTGCAGTAAACCCTGTGGGATCCTCACTATAATTAGTCAAGTTAACTGCATAACATTTATATGTCTTAGTAAAGGGCACGGTGTGTTGAATCTGACCTAAGTAGAAGATATCGTTTACATTGATATCATTTAATCCTAATTCCTGATCGATACACTGAGATAGTGATTCATGATAAGTATTAAACTCGTCTGGTTCAAGAGTAGTAGTGATACATCGATGGTTTTCTCCGTCTAGCACATAGTCATGATACTTGGCTAAGTATACATTTTTTATTTGATCGTTTTCATTAACATCAAAAGGAAGCAAACAAATTGCTTCCCTTGATGATGAGATTCTTTTAAAGCTTCCCTTTTCTCCGGTAAAACTAAGAATTTTAAACTTATCGTCTGAATATTCTTCTTTTAGATTAAACTGATCATTCTTCATGGATCTCGGTGATATTTACAGTAGGTCCAGATTTGCTTCTCTGAGTTTTTGGTGGAACCACCATGTCTGAGATAGCTGACTGTATTACAGTTTTATTTATCGCTCGAAAAACATAATCAGATAACTCACTTAAAAACTTTTCCTTGTCTTTAGCATTGCTGTACATCATCTTTAAGAAATCTTTCTCAGGTAAATTCATAGTTACTTGAAGATCAATCTTACGTTCCTCAGAATTAAACATTTCAAACATGTTAGTTTGAGGTTGAGCTGGTTGAAAATGACGAGGCTCAAGAGTATCTGCTGGATCTGGTCCAGCTGAGGTAGAGTTAGGTTTAACGGTCGGCTGTGGAGAAGGTCGTCTTGGGCCAGCGATGGATTCGACCTCGGCTTTGCTTAAAGGTTGCATGTCTCCATGTATCATAAGTAAACTTGTATTAAGCTGAGCGGTGTCTACGCTTGACCCATCATCAAATAGAGCAAAGAATCGATCTCCGCGAGGTTCAATGTTTCTACAAGTCACGACTTTACCTAACAGTTCAGGTCGATTTGTTTTGATCCATTGAAACTTTGCTCCAGAAAAGTTCTCCATTAAGGAGATTAATTTATTTTCATCAAACTGCATCTGGTCTTGATTTTTTTTAAGAGTTAAGCTCTTCCATAGTTGAGGCAGTTTTATTGTTATTAACTGCTTTAATAAATTCTTCATCAAGTGAACCGTTATTTGGACGATCTGAATCCGGTTGAACCAGTGTGATCGTTGAAAAGTGATCAGCTGGTACTGGACCAGAATTAGAATTCCATAATGGAGTATAAACTTCACCTGATGCACGGTTTACTTGAAATCTATCCTTTGATTTAGGTAGAGCAGAGATTTTTTTTCTGATCTCTTTTACTTGTTGAGGAGAGGGTGTATTCTTACATGCGTCCAGAAACCCCTCTAACCAGTTTACAAAGTCTTGTGTTGTGTCCATATTATTTGGTTATTTTAAAATTTATCTCTTCTTTTAGTTTTTCAATGTCTAGATCGTCAGCCTCATCTGCGTTTAGTACATTCAAGGTCAATTTTTCTATGTCACTGGCTCGATAGGCTATCACATGATAATCAGTCAATTTTTTTTCCAATTGAGCAATGGATTCATTAACGGGCTGTAATTTAGTTATTGAATCCTCGGGTAAAGCGATTACAAGTATAGGTTTTGCCATTATGAGCTTTTTAGTTTTTTCATTTCTCCTTGAGTTCTGATTCTCTCATCATAAAGTCTAGTAAGGATGGTTCGAGCTACCGAGTCGGTCTTAGTTGAAAATAATGTGTTATTCTTAGTGTGAATCTCAGTGCCATCGCGTTTGATTTTATCAGTCTTACCAAGATAGGTATCTGGAGAAATATTGAATTGAATCTGAATGTTTGGATACATTGAAGAAAAGTCATAGCAGGCAACTGCTCCATAATATCCTGGAGTAGGATCCTTCACATAAGCACCTGCATACGTACCGTCTTCTACTTCTTCACCCCAAGGAAGCTTCATCATTTTGAGATTCTTGTTTAAGAATTCACGACACATTAGGATCTCAGCGATGTATACTGGACTAAATACTTTGTTTACTTCTACTTGGGCAACATTTGACATCGCAAAAGCAACATCAAGTAAAGCAAGCTTATCTTCGATTAATTTAACTAGAATAACGTCAATCACGTTATACATGGTGAAAAGATAAGTGTCTTTTTGGAATTCCATGAATGATGAATAATCATGGTGTAATTTAGCTGTACCTAATACTAAGTCTGCAATATAGTCTAATTTATAGTTTTCAACTACTTTGTACGGCTTCATTTTTTCAAAAACTTGCATGTAATCAAGAACTCCTAAATGCGTTGGGATCTTTATTTTAGAAACAGTTGATCGAGTTGGCATGTTTTGCATCATGTCAATTTTCAAGTTTTTACCGCGATTCATCAAGTACTTCCAGTCAAACTCAGTAACATTCCATCCGGTAACAAAATTAAAATGAGGCATGATCTTATGGAAATAAAACTCCATTAACTCATCCTCGCTCTTAAAGAATTTATATTTTATCTTAAATTCTTGATTGAATAATCGAGCATCTTCTGGTTTTTTAGGAACGGTCTTTCTAAAATATTCATTTACTTCTTTTTCCATTTTAGTAATCTGTTCTTGAGTAAGACCTTCAGGCTGCTCATCAGAATTTAGGATAGAAAGAATGTAGGTCACGTTGTCCTCATTGCAGAATGAAATTAGCCCGACTGGCATTCTAGCTTTGTCTGGTTCTGGAAAAGAGTCATTGATCAACTTGATCTCAATATCAAGATAAGTTTTCTTGGGAAAGTTATCAAAATTATAAACTCGTTCAAGCTCGTCAGCTGTTAATTTTTCTTGAATTAACTCTTGAACTCTGAACTGATTTACATATTGACCTTGAGTTGGACCACGTTTTACGTATTTGCCGTTCCAATTTTTGGTAGCAGTCGGAGTTTGCGATTCTACCCAATTATACATTTCGTGATCAGCTAATCTTTTTTTAATAAATTCAATCTTTCCGTTCTCATTATAATATGAGATGGTTAGAGTGTTATCATTAAGTACTTCTGCACCAATTATCATACTTTTGGTTTAAATAGTTTGTTTACATGTCCACACTTTGCACAACAAATAACTGGAATAGGCACGATCGAGTCTTGATCAGAGCCAGTCATAAATCTTGAAACTTTTTTAATCATCATCTTTTCTTCAAAGATCTTTCCTTGACACTCTTCACATTCCATGTATGGAGCATCTGCTAAGTTAATGTTTAATTGAGGCTGGTCTCCACCTTGTATCAGATTCATATTGATTATACTTTTTTTAATATCCGCGTTTTTGTCTGTCACGATTCTCCTGGTTCTTGCTCATGTACATATTATACATCTCTTGTGGAGTCATGCCGATTGATATTGCCATGTTTAGGAAGAAGTGAAGAACATCGATGATTTCAAACTTGCACTCTAATTGGTCTGATTCAGAAAGATCTGAAAACTTCATGTTTTCATATTTTGAATAGTCTGCTTTCCAATACTTCCAGATAGCATTTCCGTTGCCATCTTTGATTCCGCCAAGCGCGTCAGTTGCTTCATGTAATTCATCAGTAAGAGCGTGATTGTTTGCATGCCAAAAGAACATGATTTCCCTAAGACTCATTTTTGAAAAATCATAACCGTAAACGTTTAATTGAGTGTCCCGTTGGACTTCCATAATATCACCTAAAGTATCTGTGCTTTTTGAATATAAATCTTCGATCTTAAGGTCAGCACACGGGTTATCGGTATTTGCCATTCTTATCTATTTTTTATATCTTATACTGCAAAACTTAGCTCGGATCTTAATTTTTCTATTTTTTTAGATTTATTGATACGATTTGAGATAAATAATTAAAAATATCTATACAGAGATGGCTGAACCAAGGATAAACTTAAATAATTACAAGTCTAGTGGTGTTTACACAGTTGAGATCGATGCAAGTGAGAACGTAGTTCTACCTCTTACGACCGGTCGTTTAATTGTAGGATCAAGTAGAATAGGTCCTTTCAATACAGTAGTATTGATTAACGATATTAGAACTTTAAGAGCGGTGTTTGGAGAAATTGATCCAAAACTAGAAAAAGCAGGAAGCTTCTTCCACAGAACGATTGAGGTCGCTTTAAGAGAAGGTCCGGTTTTCGCGATGAATGTTTTACCATTGGACACTGATATCACAACACCTTCAATAAACTTAGACCAGGCAGCATTCACTACTTTTAATACTGAATCTGCTTCAAAAAATGATGGGAAAAATCAATATCCGATCGTTGAATTCTTTAATCGTCAACGACTATGGTTTGCGGATACTGCTAAACTAAACAAATCTAAAAACCTAGCATTAGGGGACGATTATATCACTAACCCTGGAGGATTTGGTATAACTACCTCTGAATCAAATAAGGTGCTCTCATTTGCTAACCTAGGTCAATTTAACATGACGGTTTGGGTTAGAAAAGCTAATGTCACTGGATTTGATGTTACTGCTAAAGAGTGGTATGCAAGTGTTGGTGGAGGAAACGTTGAATTTCCTAGCTTTGTTCACCCAGACGATTTTATCTCTGATTATTTTGTTGAGGTAATCGTAGTAAATGGAGATTGGACAAATTACTTAAAATTATCAAAGGACCCTATCTATAAGGCTTATTTTGATGAAGTAGGTCTAAAAATAGCAAACGCTGCTAATTTCTTTGCATCAAGAGAGATTACAGTAATTAACAGAACGATTGGTTGCTTGATTCCTAATTTTAGAGATCAAAGCGGAGTTACAGTATCAATAGATCGATTAGTAAATAGAGCATTCCCTACTACTGGATTGATCTGTTCATTAGACGCTGAAAAATTAGACCTAATTGATTTAACAGATGATAACTTTATTGATACTGATGTTGCTACACATAGGGTCGATATTATCGGTTATGGATTCGATGAATTGGCTTATTATGCAGACAATGGAGGTTTTGATAACGTGTATGTTGGAGGAGTATCTACTTTTACAACAAATAGTTTAGGTACTGGTTATACTACTGCAACTGGTGTAGCTACAACAAGTGCAGGTGGCGGTACTGGCTTAACTGTTGATATCACGGCAGCTGCTGGTGCAATTACTGCAATCGTGATAAATAACGCTGGAACTGGATATGAGGTTGGGGATACTATCACAATAACTGGAGGTATAAACCCGGAAGTCATGACGGTAACTGCAGTAACATATCTTAATCCAGTAGCCGATCCAACTCCTTTAATCGATACAATCAGTTACAAAAAACCGGTCGATGCTGAATTAGTCTTTAAGATTACTAGTACTGAGACTGAAGCAAGTTTTCTAACTAATGCGGCAACTGGTGACACTTATATTATCAACGCGGCAACTGACTATCTAATTGCAGTGCAAGGAAGTAAGTTATATGAGGCGTATGAAAACGGTTTCTTAAAGACTGGAGATATTAGTTCAGACGGTGGACTTAACCCTGATCGATATTTAAAAGTAATTGATAACTTGACAGTAACGGTTGGCCCAGTTACTCTAAAATACATTAAGATCGAAGTATATGCCAACGTTGGTTTAACTACATTGGTGAACGAAAACACATATACTGTTTTGGGTAATGATTATCTTAAAGTAATATTGGCTGACGGTGACGATTTTACTCATACTTTTGACTTGACGGATACCAACTTTTTTGCAAGCTACTCTATTTCTCAGCCGAATGTATTGACTCTTGAATTAGATGGCGCAATCACCGCTCAAAATAAGGCGCTTGTCAATAAATACATTAAAGCAAATAGTTATATTAAAGCTAATGTGACTGACGGTAGATCTAGACTATTAAAAATAGTATCGGTTCTTACTCCAAATCCATTAACTGCGCCAGATACAATTAAGGTGACTACAATGGCACCTTCAGCAGAGGAGGTAACTGGATTAGATGTTACTGGAAACGAGATTCAAGTATATTTAGGAATCCCTAACTTTGTAACAAGTTTAAAAGGTCAAAACTTAGCTGGATTTAAGTTAAGAAACGATCTTTTGCCTGATGGAACAGCTGAGAGATTAGAGGGTACTGGAGGAATCTTAGATTATCTTTTTGCTTATACTCTTATTCCACAAGCTTTAGAAAATGGAGAATTAGTTGACTTTAGATACGTTATTGATTCTTATGCTGGAACCATTTCAAGTTCTTCAAAATATCAATTAGCTAAGCTAGCTGCTCTCAATGGTCAGGCAATGGCTATCCTAAATGCTCCATCAATGCAGCAATTTGAAAGATCAGTGGATCCAAGCTTCATCAATACTTCGACTAGATTAGTTTCTACTGAATATATTTCACAAGGAGGAAATGCAGCATTAAATCCAAGCTTCTTATATAAGTTCGCGGAAGAGGATGTACGTGGAGTTCCACTATCTTCATATGCATCATATCACTTCCCTAACTTGATTGTAAGAAGCGGAAGCCGAAACATATCGGTTCCTCAGGCTGGATATATTTCTAACTTATATGTTAGAAAATTCAAGAACAGTACGCCATTCTTAATCGTAGCTGGTGGAAAACGTGGAGCTCTTAGAGATCCAGAAATAGTAGGATTAGAATACGATCTTACTGACGAAGACAGAGATTTCTTAGAGCCATTAGGATTTAACTTAACGGTTAAGCGTAGAGGATTTGGAATTATTCTATTCTCTAATAATACTGCATACCAGAGAATTAATTCGGCTCTTAATAACGCGCACGTTAGAGATAACTTATCTACGATTGAAAGAGATATTGAAAAGATCTTATTTAACTTCCTATTTGATTTTAATGATGAGATCACAAGATTACGAGTAAGAACGATTGTTGAAAACTATCTTAACGCTGTAGTTAATGCTCAAGGTATTTCTACATATGAAGTGATCTTCGATACTTCAAATAATACGAATGAAGTGATTTCAGCAAACGCAGCGATCATAGATATTCGAGTAGATTTCCCAAGAGGAATTCAAAAATTCATCAACCGAATCACTATCACAAGAGTTGGAGGAACATTGAGTTCAGAGTCTACTGGATTTATTCCAAGCTTCTAACAACTAGGCATATCTACACAAAAAAGGACCTCACTGGGGTCCTTTTTTTTTGATAAATAACTAAAATAAGTTTATAGTATTTTAACAGGCCCATCAATAACGCCCGATTTGATCCGGGTCCAGGGGATAAATAAAAGAAAATCCAATTATGTCATATAGACCATCAGACTGGGGATTCGATGCAGACCAACACAGAAACCGTGCCTATCACGATCCAATCCTAAACCCAGTTCAAGAAAACTTGTTGACTATTTCTTCTCTCATAGGAGATATAAGAGTCGACGCTGAGCTCTGTAATTGGCTCTTTAAAGATAATGGTCGCGGTAAGACTAAGAACGAAGACGGCTTTTCAGAGATAGGCGACTTCTATCACAATTGGGGATTGGGCTTTGAATAGAGTCATAAATAATAAAAAATAAAGATTATGTGTTACACTAAAGAACAAATAGAAAGGGCTGTTAAATCTAAAGGTTATAAATGGTTCGAAGACACGTCAAACAAAAGTTATGATGTGAATATTGTAGGTGTGAGAAATACTTCACCTGCAGTCTATAAAAAAGTTACAAATGTTTTTGATGATTGTCTTACAATATCTTTTAAGGATGAAAAAGGAGTATGGCAATTTTATTGTTGGCTGGCCACTTGTGATCCTGGTAAAAAAGGAGTTCAACAGTTTCATAATAAAAAGGGGGTGGCAAGATTAGTACCGGGACAATATAGAAGTGTTTATAAAATAGATTTACATCAAGGTAAATATTCGGCCCTTTGTCAAAGAAATGATAATGTTACAGTATGGAGAGACGGTAATAGAGATCTTATTTTTGAAGAGACTGTGACAGATACTGGCATGTTTGGTATTAATATTCACAAGGCAGGTCAAGATTCAACTTGGGTTGAAAATTGGTCAGAAGGATGTCAAGTATTCAAGAGAGTAAAAGACTTTGATGCTTTTATGGCAATATGTAGAAAGGCTTCTAAGATTCACGGAAATAAATTTTCTTATACTTTAATTGAATCAACTGATATAAAATAAAAAAGAGGAGCAGTTAGCTCCTCTTTCTTTTTAGTTAAATTCTTCGAGAGAAATATCATTCGGATCATCTAAGATTCCAATGATTTCATTTGCCATAATGACGTAATGTTTTTCTCCTTTATAGAATAACTCCAGTCCAGCATATCTATTGAATAGGATCTGGTCTCCAGGTTTAACTACCATTTCGTTATGCTTGGTCCCGTCGCCGCAGTTAATAACAACTCCAATATTTGGTTTTTTAACTGCTTTTTCTGGAAGCATGATTCCTTGTTTTGTTCTAGTCTCCTTATCTTTAGGTTTAACTAATACTCTTTCATATAGAGGCTTCATAATGATGATAAATTATTTTTTAAGTTAGTAAATTCTCTAAAATTAAATCTAGAAATCTGATAATTGTTAAAGAATTCAACTAGAGATTCTAGGATCTCATCTGGGAAAACTTTAATGGAGAGACGAGTTAATCTAATGTTAAACAATAGGTGTTCTCTGATCTCATCTATTTTATCTTGGTCTTTAATCTTGTTGATTATTTGAATCTCTTCAACTACTCCACTGATGACAGATTCATTCAAGTCATCTAGTAGAGAAATGACGCTTTCTCCGAACTTTTCCTGTACTGCAGTAATCACTTTTTTGGCTTTTGCCGGGGACACGCTAGTTATCTTTGGAATATTGTCTGACTTATCACCTAATAATATCTTACTTAATATGTCTTCAACTAAATCTACTTTATGTTCAACATAGTCCTTTCCGGTAAGATTTAGGATCGTCTTTTCAATGGTTGCGCCAGTGATGTGAGCATCGTTTATAGAAAAGAAGTTATCGACTTCTTCTTCAGCTGCGGTTGGAACAAGTTGTGTCGGGACAAATAGCCTCTTACTTTTAGCCATTTGCTTAGGTGTGATAAGTAGCACGTTTTTATTGGGTGTACCTGTCAATTGTTTTAAATCCTGATCGACTGAGTAGATCAGAATATCGTCGTTAATTATGTCACACAGATATGCAATGATGTCATCTCCTTCAGTACCTCTAAACTTATATTGATTTATTCCAGCTCGATCTACCAATTGAGGCATGATCGCTTGTTGAAAATAATCAAAGAAGAGATATTGATGGTCGTCATACTTACGATTTCCCTTGTATTTAAACTCAGCTGGTGCGGAAGAAGTCTTAAAGTCAGAGTTTTTAAAAAACTCATTAGTATACTCTTTTCTCCAACTAGTTGAATCAAACACGATATGAACTCTTTCTGGATGAGAGGAGATCGGTGTGATTAGGGAATTTAAGTAAGTAAAACAGAAATTTCTAAAGGTCACTCTTACGTGTTCCTTTAGTATAAATCCATCATCATTAAAAAGATCATTAACATAATAAGCGTCACCGGTCCTTTTATCTTTGAAAGATAGAGACTTGGTGACGCTGATCGCGACATTAATAAAGGCGTTTCCGTCTATGATTAAGTCCATGTTAACTTTTTAATTTTTATCTTGTGATTCGTTTTTCTCGCTGGTCTTGCGAATTGCTCTAATTGCTGCAGAAAGAGTCTCAGATTCTAATAGGTTGAATCCTCCTTTTGCTTGAGAATAGTTAGCTGATGCGATTAAAACAAATAAAGCTTGGCTAATATTCATTCCGCTGATAAAATCCTCATATGCTTGATCATCAGCATATGTAATTGATCCAAATAGGATATTTTGAGGATTTTCAGAGGTCTGTCTGTTCTCCTTTTCGATAGTAACTGAAGTTTCTTTATTATTTTCCATGCGTTGTTATTATTTTTATAGATTTGAGAATAATGAATCGTACTCGTCATCTTCAGAATCAGCAGAAGTTGTTACTGCTGTATCAACTCCATTTTCCTCTTCAAAAATAGATTTAGTTGCAGTGGAGCTCTTAAACTCAAGGTCATCATTAACGCTGGCTTTAGAAGCGTTTGATTTTCCAGGTTTCATTTTAGCTCTGATAAGATCGTTCATCTTAGTATCCTTACTCTTTTCAAGTATCATCTCCAATACTTCTCTTTGAGGAACTGCTGCAATGATTGCTTCCGCGACTTTAGAAAAAGTTTCCTCGGTCCACTCTTGGTGAAAATACTCATCTATTTTTGGAGTGTTTTTAGTCATGAACTCAGTCACAAGCTTAACTGATTTTTCATCATTCTTAACTTGAACTTGAGTGTCACCGATCTTAAACATGAATGGAGTTACCTCGTCCATGAATTTACATTTAGACCAATCTCTAAAGTCCTTGGTTTTTTTACCTACAACGCAAAGGAAATCTTTTCCTTCTAATAGGTGATAAGGATTTACCTTTTTTCCAGTAGAGAGACCTTCTAATTCTTCAGGATTTACTAACTGATCGATCAACATTCCGATCTGATTTCTAAACTTAAAGATCTTGATCGTGCCCTCTAGGTCAGGTCTTTGTGGATCTTTCTTGATGTATACTGCTGAATGGCTAGTATTCCATCTTGAGAAATTTTTGCCGATTTCATCAACGATTTCAGGTTCCTCTTTCTTTAGAGAACGAAGAACGGATTCCATCGTCCAAAGAATTGATGGTTTTTCAACGTTTGATGGACAATCAACGATTACGGATTCCTTAGTTAAAGGATTCCAAAACTTAGCAGTGTACTTGGTGTACTTGCTCTTGGTTTTGTCAAACACATACGGGATAAATCGAAAAACTGATTTATACGAACCGCTGTGCGCATTTGGATCTGGATCATAGATGTTTGGATCCACTTTTTTACTGCCACCAGCCTGAGGTTTCTTTGAAAAGCTCTCTTCTGGTAAATCAAAAAAATCTGTCATAATTTTTGTTATTTTTATATTCTTTTACTGGTAATTCGATAAAAGTTTTTAAAAAACAAAAAAAATGCCTCAAAAAGAGGCATTTTTTTTGTTTATAGGTTGGGGGAGTAAATTACTTAGAAGAGATTTCGTCGGTCAAAGTCTGACGAAGATTTTTTGCTCCTTCTTGAATTTTGGTCATCTCAGCCTTAACTGCTGGATGCTTGATTGCTTTTCTGATCTCTTGCATTTTCTTTTTAAGTCTGTTTCCAGCGCTTTTTACGCCTTTTCCATAATACTTATCAGCATCGTCTTCTGCGGCTGATACAAGAGAAACAATAGGTTCAAAGATTGCAGACTGTGCTGATGCAATCTCCGCTTTTAATTTTTCAAAATCGTTCATATTTAATACTTTTTTAGAGTATTATACTTAATAAGATGGATTTGGTTTTTATATTGAGTTAACGATATCGTCTACTTTACTTGAAAAAGTAGCGTCTGGATATAATTCTACTGCTCGGGTAACCCATGCTTCCATTACGTGTTTGTATTCTGACTCGCTCATATATCCAGATTCAATAAACGGTAGAAGGTAGTCATCGAATACTTGATCGATTGGACAACCCTGTTCCTTTGAACTTTGATACATTCCTTCAATCATCGATTCTATTTCATCCATTAGTAAAAAGTATCGATAACTTTTTTTAGCTCCTTCACGTTCACTTTTACTGCTTACGTGAGAATTAAAAGGAGTACGATTCATTCCTAACTGATCTAGATGATTTGTTTCATGCGCTAGGATATCGATTAATCGATACTGTAGTTTGCTGTATAAAAGAGGTTCCTTTCTAGGATTTAAGATGATATGGAATATGATTTTTGGCACGCTTGACTGATCACGACTCATTCGAGTATTAGCATCTATGCTGTAGCCTAGCTTATCATAGTTTAGCTTTTCCCAGGGTAAATCCTCAAAGTGGCTGTCTTCTTCAAAGTCGGGTGAAGAGTCTCGACGAACGTTTATGATTAGGTCAAACGTAAATGGTTCAATAAATTCCATTCCAGAAAAAACAGAGTATTCGGTACTCTCTTCCATTGAAGAGGTACGAATCTTGGTGATTAGAGTCTGAGCTAATCTCTTGACAAACTCTTCCTTGCTCTCCACACTCTCATTTATGAATTGAATGAACGATTTAAGCATTATCTCTTATGTTTTATAAAAGTCACCTCAATCTCATCAGTGGTCGGGGTACTGTTTGAGAAAACAACAGTAACGTCTGATAATTTTTTAGCAATTAGGTTGGCTGACACTGCGTTTTTTAACTTTTCAATAAATGGAAGATCGTCGCTTGAGATATTAGTACGATCTCCTTTAATTATGTCCTCTAAGCTTTTCTGACGAATCTCTATTTCGGGCTTGTTCAACTCATTTTTTTCTGAAGAAATGATGTTTTCCTTGATCCAAGCTTGTAATTTATCTTTTTTAATAGAATAGCATGGATATTCGATAACTACACTACCGTCTGGATATTTTCTTCGAGAAGTACCTGCATCTTCTGGGCCAGTCATAAATATGAATTTATATTCCACTGGTTTTGCACCGGGTGCTCCAGGTGCTCCAGGCATCGGTGGAGCTCCAGGCATTGGTGGTGGGGCTGCCGTGTCCTGTTCAAATAAAAAATCAGAATATCCTTTAATGTGTTTATTTTTCATCTTTGTTAGAATCTTTCTTTTTTTCGATAATGACTCCTCCTCTCTCCTTCCACATTCCTCGATTTATTTGGATGTCTTTGTTTTTTCCAGCGATCGTGATCACACCGTCAGTTGCTCTTTTAACTTGACACCGAGTTCCCATCCAGCGAATGGTGTCTCCTTTTTCGATAGATTCAAATTCATTGTCTTTACTCTCATTTATGAATTGATTGAAATTAAGCATGAGACTAGATTTTTTATTATTTATCTAAACAAAAAAAGCAGTAAAAGGTATTTACTGTTTTATATTTTTTTAATTATTTTATGTTTCTTTTTTAATTCTTGTATAGGGTAAAAAGCATCAGCATATTTAGCATATCCAGTTCCGAAAAAATTTCCTTTATTTACCATATTTTGCCAACCATTATATTGAGTTGTATATTCCCACAATTTATCTTTATCCACCATCACTCCAATATCCCGAAGGTGGGAAGCAACTACATACCCTGTCCTATCCGCCCCATGTGCACAATGAACCAATGTATTTCCTTTCTTTAGAATAGGTAATATTTTTTTCAATGACCCCACATACCCTTTTCCAGATAAATATCCTTCATGGGCATTTATAAAATTAAAGGTACAACCTAATTTTTTACACATCTCTTCTTCCTCCCTTCTAGAAGTTTCCGGATATGCTCCTCTGTGTTTAGAATCGTGTCCATCTCCATTCATTCTAATAATGTTTTTAATCCCATATTTTGTAATTATTCCAGGGTAATCATCCATAGTAATTTGTGCTGATCTATAGTTACCCTTACCTCCAGGAATAGAATAGAAATTAAATTTTTTACTTAAAGAAGGGTCAACTTCATTATCTTTTTTATTCTCATTTATAAATTGAATGAATGACTTAAGCATGAGACTAGATTTTTTATTATTTATTTAAAAAAAGCAGTAAAAGTTATTTGCTGCATCATATTATGTTTTTATTGATGGTTACCCATCACAGCTTAAACAATCGGCCATTGCTCTGGCAGAAATATCTCCTCTAAGAACAGATTCAGTTCGCATATAATAAAGGGTCTTGATGCCTGATTGATATGCTTCTAGGTGAACTTGATTAATAAACTTGGGCTCAGCGTCAGTCGGAAATGCTAGGTTTAAGGAAACTGCTTGATCTATATATTGCTGTCGTAGCCCGGCTTGACGAACTAATTCAAGTTGATTTATTTCCTTAAATGTTAAGTATACTTCCTTTAGAGGAACATATTGACTTTGTTCAATTTCAGGAAGCTTAGAAAACTTATTAAGTGTGATAGGGTTGCTAGATTCTCCAAGTTTTACTCGATAGTTATCCATAAAATCTAGTCCCTGAACAGAACCGCCGTCAATTAAGATCTGATCCCAAACTTCTCGAGTGTTTTGTCCAATCTTTTCAAGAACTTTTTCTAGTGATGGATTCTTACGAATAAAGGTTCCTTTTGCAGTCTGTTCGGTAAAGACGTTTGCTGCCCAAGGCTCGATACCCGCTGAAACATTACCTGAAAGCTTTGAGTTAGAAACGGTGGGCGCGATGGCTCTTAAGTGAGTGTTTCTCATTCCAGTACCAACACACCATAGGGGCTCTCCAAATTCTCTAGCCATGTCTCTACTTGCTCTTTCGCTCTCAATCTTTAATTGAGAAAAGATCTTTCTGGTCTCAAACTGAGCAGGTAGAGAATCAAACGGGATATTCTTATTTTGTAGATAAGTGTGCCAACCTAGGACGCCTAAGCCTAGAGCTCTACCTTTTTCTGCAGATCTTACTGAGTTTTCAAATCCTCTCATGTATTTAGCACGTTGGATAAACTCTTCCAAGACTCCATCCAGAAACCAAGTAGCAGTATAGATCAGATCGGTGTCTTTCCACTCATCGTATTTTGCTAGGTTTAGCGAAGATAAACAGCAAACAAATGAGTGGTTCTCATCAGTATGTAGAGTGATCTCGCTACAGATATTGGTCATGTATACCTTAAGCCCGTTCTTTTTATAGGCTTCTGGGCTCTGACGGTTAACGTTTCCTTTATACATGATATATGGCTCGCCAGTGGCCTTGCGTTTCCTCAACACTGCTGCCCATCTGCGTCGAGCTTCCTTATCGCCGTGTTCGAGTCTTTGCATAAAATCGTCTGATACTATCACGCATTGATGAAGGTTTAAACATTGACGATTAACATCCCCTTTAGGTTCCCTAATCTCTAACCAATCCCAAAAGTCTCCATGTTCAATATCAATATTGACTGAGGCAGCACCTCTTCTTACGTTCCCTTGATTAGTAGCTAATACTGCTGAATCATAGATCTTACAAAAGGGAACGACACCATCTGAAGTACCGTTTTGAGATATCTTAGAACCGGCTGGTCGAACTTGATTGATGCCTATTCCTACTCCTCCACCGTGTTTAGCTAAGAGCATAAGTTCAAGGTTTTTAATTCCAATGTCTGCTATTGAATCGGCGACGTCTATTCCAAAACAGGAGATAGGTAAACCTCTTTCAGTGCCGGTGTTAGAAAATACTGGGGTGGCTAAGTTTAACCATCCTTTCCACATATAATCAAAGAACTTGGAGGCAAGTTCGGGTTTTCTAAGTCTTTTAGCAACGGCTGTTGATACTCTCCAGTATGCATCCTTTGGTGTTTCTCCCTCTAGTAAGTATCCTCTAGAAACTGTTTTAACGTATACTTCAGTGTTTGCCCAGACTGGAAAGTGTACTCCTATTTCCCAGCCTTGAGGCTCACCGTGATTTATTTCTTTTTCTTCCATTTTTCTTTTTGTTTTCTTCTTTTATTTTAAGTGCTAATTCAGGGCTGACTATAATATAGTTAGAATTACCGTTTGTTCCGGCTTTGTGTAATCGATTGATTAATTCTTTCATGCTTGCTTAGATTAACTAAAAAGTGAATCTTCGTCCCAGTCCTCTGATTCTCCAGCTTTAGAATAATCAGTTGATCTTATTGCAAAGAAATCTGTCCAAGTCACACCTCCAGTAAGATGATAAAACCAGTCCAGTTCAGATGCTAGGTCTTCGCTGTAGTGAAAGATGGATTCGTAACCCAATTCATTTAGCTTCTCGTTTGCTCTTTTCTTAATGAATTCTTTAAGATGATCGGCTTTTAAGTTTTCTAGATCTCCCATTTCAAACATCTTATCGATGAATCGAAGTTCCATGTCTACCATTAAAGAGGCAGCCTCTTCGACTTGTGATTGAACTGAATCCTTTAATTCAGGATATTCTTCACACATGTGTCGAAATAACTGACAACCCATCTTTGAGTGTAGTGACTCGTCTCTAACTGACCATTTCATCTGTTGGCCTATTCCTTTTAAGAGATCTCTCATTTGAAAAGAATAGAGAACTGCAAAGGACGAATAGAGGGATACTCCTTCGGCAAATGCGGAAAATATAGCAAGAGACTTTGCCGCATCTCTGCGGGCATCTGATGATTCACATAAATCGATATTGGTATAATCATTAGCTGTTGAAAGAAGAAATTCGAATTTATTAGCGATTGTCGGTTCGTGTAAGAATCCTTTAAAATCTTCTAGGCCAAGAGTCTCATTTAGGTATGAATAAGCGGTTGCATGTATTGTTTCCTGAGAACCAAAGATCATGGCCATCTGCTTTATCTCATGCTTAGGGAACCATTTAGTCACCATGCTAGTCCAATAATCTGATACTGCACACTCAGTTTGAGCAAAACCTAATAATATGTTACCGACTAGGTTTTTTTCTGATTTGCTTAGTTTTTCATTCCAGTCTTTAAGATCCCCTTGCATTGAGATCTCAGTGTGCAACCAAAAGGCTTGAGCCTGTTTAAGCCATCCTTCTGTGTAATATATTGGATATTCAAACGGTTTATACTCTACTCGCTCTTTAAAAAGTGAACTTACCATACTCTTTTACTTGTTTTTTTTAGACAGATCAGCCTATACATCAGCTGGGCTAATTGTTAATTTTTTTAATGTCGCGTCGTTAATCTAGATTGAACTGAACTAGTTCTAAGTTATTTATCTTGACCTCCATTTGGATGAGAGCTCTTTTAGAAATTAATTTTCAGAGTCCTCAACAAATTCAAACTTTAAGCTCTTATTTAAGACATCTACTTTAGAAACCTTAACATATGGGAATCGACTTAAGTTCTTTTCAAGATCTTTTCTTTTTAGGGAGACTTCATAGTTTTCACCATCGATATAGATTGAAATTGAATTTTTCTTAGGATCAACATCGTATGCAAAGCTTTTAGTCTCTGTCTTTTCTCTAAGTTTTTGCCATGCAAGTTTTTCAGCATTTACGCTTTTAGAATTTAGGGTAAGAACTACTCTAAACTGACCACCTTTTGTGGTGATATCTTTTACAAACACGTTTAATTTATCACCGGTCTTTAGGGTCTTTCTGATAACATCGTAATTTTCAAATTCGGTCTGGTGAACTAGACCAGTAAAGTAGCCGTCGATCTCAACAAACACTCCAAAATCGTATGGTTTATTAGTAAGAACTCCTTGATATTCTCGATTAAATTCTAGGTTCTCAATCATGGTTGGCATGGATTGAGTTACGTATTTTTTGTATGAAAGTATGAATAGATCATTAGTTTGATCGTAGTTGTCCACCATGACAGTTAGAGTCTTGTTTAACATGTCATTAAAGTTATGAACGACATTTGCTGCTGCATGTGATCCAGGTATAAAGCATTCAATCTCTTTTTTATAGACTGCTAAATATCCTCCTTTTATTAGTTTTGTGATGGTAACATCAAACCAAGTGTTTTCTTTAAGGTGGTCAAACAATTCTTGTTTATACGAGATGGAGATAGCTTTTCTTTCAGATCCATAATTTTCTCCGTGTTTAGTTGATTTATAAACCATGATTAAGAACTCTCGGCCTTCGCCTCTAGAAAGAACTTCAAGATCCTTTGAATACTCTCTAAATGGAATTATTACTGGAGTCTTGGATCCAATTTCTTCTGCGTGGATTAATTTATCCTCAAATGAGATTAGATTTGCTTTTACTCGATATACTCCGTTTTCTTCAAGATCCTTATTGGCTGTGTGCAACTGTCCGGTGCTCTCAAGTTTATTCATTCGATCATATAGCTCTTGAGCATAGTCTTCTTGGCAATATATCTTTACTCCAGAGTTCTTGTCATCTGGCGTGAGAGTTACCTCAGTATTGTATTTACTTACAATTTTAAATGGATCTGGTGTTGTCATTTTTAGATTAATTTATAATTTATACAAATTTAAAGAATAAAGTTTTTTATAAAAATAAAAAAGAGATAGTTTCCTATCTCTTTTCACTTTTAATCTTGGTCAGTCCTATTGAGTTGGCTGAGTTTCAGACTGTTCCTCCATTAAAGTACACTCAGTGGTTAACATTAATCCTGCGATTGAAACTGCGTTCTCTAGTGCAGATCGAGTAACTTTTGCGGGGTCAATGATTCCTGAGTCGATCATGTTGACATATTGGGCATTTCGAGCATCATATCCCCATTGAGGATCATTGTACTCTATTATTTTATTTTTAACTACTTCGAAATTAGTACCAGCATTGGCTAGGATTGCTAAAAGAGGAGATTCGCAAGAATCTAATAAGATATTAAATCCTGTGATCTCATCGTGGCTCATAGTCTCAAGGGGAGTTGCGTTACTTACTTTAATGCTAGCATTAAGCAGTGCAACACCTCCGCCTGGAAGAATACCCTCTTCGATGGCTGCTCTAGTCGCGCTCAGTGCGTCATCAAGTCTATCTTTTTTCTCTTTAAGTTCAACTTCACTGTATGCGCCAAGTTTTATGATTGCGACACCTCCTTCAAGTTTAGCAAGTCTCTCTTTTAAAAGAAGTCGTTCAGACTCATTCTCTTTAAATTCGATTTGAGACTTGATCTCATTGATTCTTTTTTCAACTTCTCCATCTTCGCTAGCACCATTAACGATAACAGTATTGTCGTGAGTGACTGTTATTTTTTCAGAACTTCCTAAGATCTCCGCAACTGCTTCTGGATTGATGTTTTCGATATCGTGACCAGTCTCTTCAGAAAGGTATACGGCTCCGCAAAAAGCTGAGATGTCCTTTAATTGGTTTACCTTATGTTCACCGAATCCGGGAGATCGTACTGCTGCTACTTCAAGCGAACCGTTTACTCTATTCATGATCAGCGCTTGTAGAGCATCTCCTTCGATATGATCAGTAATGATTAGTAGAGGTCTCTTTTTAGAAACAGTGTAGTCCAACACATTTACTAGTCCCTTTAGACCCTTGATCTTTCCACTGTAGATCAAGATGAATGGGTTATCGAAATTTACTTCAAACTTCTCCATATGATTGATGAAATATGGAGAAAGATATCCGCTACCGATCTGCATTCCTTGAACGACTGTCATGCTCGTCTCATGAGTCTTGCTGTCCTCAATAGTGATTACTCCATCAAATCCTACTTCTTCCATTGCATTGGAGATAATATCTCCAATCACCTTATCTCCATTGGCTGAAATTGTAGCAACGTTTCTGATCTGTTCGATATTATCTACTGAGATTGAAGTGTCTTCTAGGTATTTTTTAATGATTTCAGAAGCAACGTCAATTCCTTTTTTAAGTTCCATAGGATCATAGCCGGTCTCGATCAATTTGATTCCTTTGTTTAGGATCGCTTGTGCAAGAACGGTCGCGGTAGTGGTTCCGTCGCCGGCTTCCATCGCAACGTTTGAAGCTACCTGCTTTACCATCTGTGCTCCCAAGTTCTCCACTGGATCCTTTAGGAAAACTTCGCGGGCAACGCTAACACCATCTTTAGTGATGGCATATTGGTTTTTTCTTCCAAGAACAACGTTTCGACCCTTTGGGCCAAGCGTTACTTTTACGGAATCAGCTAATTTATTGACTCCTCTTTTTAGGGCGTCTCTAGATTCTGATCCGAATGTGATTTCTCTAGGATTGTTACTCATAGTATATTGTTGTTATTTTTTTGTAAAAAATCGTATAATCGATCTCTAAGATCTACTATCTTATGCATCTCCGGTTTTTCTTTTGGTCCGATCCAAACTATAAATCCACCATTAGTCAAGTATCCGGCTTCCTCTTGAAGTGTTAACCGGTATAGGCTAAGCTGGATAGAATAGCTATTTAAAGAATTATCCCACATGTCTTCAAATGGATATAATAATTTTTGCTTTCTTCCCTCTTTATCGTCGTCTGTCGTGAATTTCTTATTTGATTTCCAATCACCGACATATCGGTTTAAGTTTAACTTAAACAGGGCATCAAGAGTACCAGCTATTCCCCATTTTCTTGAAAAGATCCTAAATTCCTGATGGATAGGGGTGAACTTATGTAGTTTCTCATCATATAATGCTAGGAATTTTTGTATTCTATCTAGCTCTACCGCATCCGTAGGCAAGGCTGGATTTAAGCCATTATAGTAATCCTCGATCCACTTGTGTACGTTTGTTCCTAAGCATAGCGCAACATCTGATATCTCCTTCCATTCGGCTAAGACAATTTTTTTACTTGTACCTCTGCTCTTGGCAACTCTTGCCGCAATGACTTCAGAATCAAAGGGTTTTTTAAATTGTCCTAAAAAACCGGTCACAGACTGAAACATCTGGACCGGCCTTCCGGTTTTTGGGTTTAGGTAAGAGTAGGTATGTGATGCCTCGTCAAAGACGAAATTCGGATCCTTAAAATATTCTAGTTTAGATTCCAATTTATGGCTGTGCCTCAAATTCTTCTACTACGGTAAGTCCTGAAAGTTTTAAGAGAGCTTGAATTCCAGCAAAAACATCTCGCTGACAGTATTCAGCAATACGTTGAGTATCCTCATCTTGCCAAAAAAATCGGCTCACCTCTTCGCCTTTAATGTCTCCCTTAGGTGTCTCAAGACCGATTGCAGTTACTAATAGCTCAAGAGAAACAAATCCTTCCTGCCAAGCACCAAAGCTCCATAGTTCAGAAGTATCGATAAATGGCATCTCCCAAGGTTTTAGGTTTTGAATCTGTAATCCTTTAGGTAAGGATCGCCCATGAATCAAGAGTCTTTTGCACATCATTGGAATATCAAAACGCTTAATGTTATGGCCTGAAAACTTAAGAGAGGCAAACTTGTCAAACACTTTTTGGATTCCGTCTAAAACCTCATCTTCTTGTTGAGAACAATAACTCTTGACGATCACGTTAGGATCCTCTCCAATAAAAGTGACTCTACCGAATGTAGCACATACTATTCTGGCAAACTCTGGAGTCAAGGCAGCTTTTGCTTGATATAGCTCCTCGTCTGTCATGTCTTTATTTTCTTCAAATCTAGAGCGAAGATACTCACATCTTTTAGACCATAATTCAGCCATCTTAGGTTTATTAAAGGCTAATTGATCTAGGGATTCGTATTCGGATGCTGTTTCCAAATCAAAGAACACGATTTTTGTTAAGTCAGTTGGTGTATACATTGTTTTTATTTTTACTGATTATTATCCAAGTCGTCTGCCTCATCGTAGATCTTTCTAACTATTTCAATTATTAGAACGATTACTAAGAAAGTAATTATGCATGCCGCAGAAATGATACCTAATGTTTTCACTATCTTCTATTTTTTTAATCCCACCAGTGTTTCATGCCGCTTCCGTTAAACCACTGATTCCAAATGTCCTCTGACCCAGTGCTACTATTTTCGGATTTTGCTTTATCTAGGAGCATGATATAGTGAGTGTGTTCTTGGCCTTCAAATATCTTCCAAAGTTCCTTCCATTCTTTATCTTCTAATTCATGAGAAAGATCAAAGAGCTTACGGTTTTTCTCAGTGATGACTTTGGGTTCACCATCACCAGTAATACCATAATTTAGGTTTACTTTATACCCTAATTCCTTTTCAGCCAATTCAAGATAATCATCGTTTGATTGCCTATTAAGTATCTCGATTGCCCTCTTAATCGCGGCTACTTTTTTCATTCTAGGCCCGTCTACTTCGTTACCGTGGTGTTCTAATGTATGAGCTAAAGGCTCTAGTGATTTAGCTAAGAGCCTCATCTGAAAACTGGAATCCCAAGATCGATATCTCCAGATCACATTCCAGAAAAAAAAGATATTCTTGATTCCTTGTACTAGGTCATATCGAAAAAAGTCCAATAATTTCCAGTACCATAGTTGACGATTAATTATCTTTTGTACTAAGTCAAAAAAACCGTCGGTAAACTTAATTTCCATTTTCTTTGTAATTTTTATCGACATGTAAATCAAACATCCTTTGGGCTTGATCAAGGTCAACAGAAGTTGGTTTAAGCGATGTGATCTGATAATCAGTGATTGATGCTAACTTATATGCTAAAAAACTAATGTGTGCCATCTTAGCTAAATTCAGTTGAGGACGATACTCTAAGCCCATCGATGAGCTGGTCAAAATGTTTTGTGACATCATATCCATAGTCTCGATAGTAACCTTCTTTTTTCATGTGTTTGATGTATTCAGGACCATTGATGAATCCATCAGGTTGGCCCCATTCAAGAGCCATCTTAATGAATTCTTCAACTTTTTGTTCCGTTCCGTATTCGTCTACGACTCGACCGGTACGAATAAAATCTAATAGTTCGTCCCTGTTTCCATAGTATTTCTTATTGTGAAAGTTCCAACAGAACTTCCAACCCATGCTTCTTTTACCTAAGTGAATGCTTGTGTCCTCTAAAAACTCTGACCACGGTGAGTGATGGCTCCAGGAAGATTCACTATTTTCTAAAGTGCAAAAGCCTCTCTCAATCGTTCCTAGACTCATGTCTAGTTCTTGTAATCGCTGAGCAAGCTTTTCTTTTTTAGCCTCCATCTCAGCGACCTTTGGTATTCTGTAATAATTGGTTCCCATTTTTTAATTTAATGCAAATTCATATTCTTTCTTAGTTGATTTAGAGTCTTCTGTTACTCTAAACCTGGATGAATCATATCCGATCCACCGCATACCCATCTTAGTGATACCCTCGTTGTTGATTCCGCTAATGATATAAACCCTTTGGTCTAGAGCATTATGGTACTCTTTTTCCACGAGGTATTCGGCTCCTTCAACTACACAGGCTCCCTCGGGCTGGTTCTTATCGTTTATGCAAACTACTCGTTTCATCGTCAATCTGTGAAGAAATATTAATTATTCGTTTTTCGTTGACTCTCCCGTCTTTTTTAAAGATGAAAAGATATTCTCCTTCAGAATAATTATGTAAATATAAGTTATTTGTTCCGTCACAAGGTATATTCTGTACGACTAGAGAGTCTTCTAAGTAGACGTCAAACGTGCTATTTGCTTTTTTCCACTTAATTAAAACAAAACTATCTTGTTTACAAGTTATCGATTTATTAATTCCACAAGAAGTAAAAATTAAGGCTACCAGTATGATTATTTTCATTTTATGTTTTTTTTTATTATAACTAAAAATAAAAATTAGGTTTTTTTATTTTCTTCAAATTGAAATTTAAGTTCTTCCTCTACTATTCCTTCTCCAGCAAGGTAACGTAACACAGCTAAGTCTTTGGCTTTAGCCTCAACTTCGACGTCTACTTCAAAGCCATAGTCTGGAATAGTCTCGTATACGTAGTCCGCATGGGAACGATTGATCACAGTAGAGTCCTCATATAAGGCTTTGGAACTTGAATAGTGTTGTACTGGAACGAAGCCTTGCCATGTAGAGGCGGCTAAATGAGCGGCCTCGCTTGCTGTAAGATCGCCTGTACAGAAACGGTGGTGTAGGTGATCGAAGGTGATTGGGCACCCCACAACTCGATAGACGCCATAATAAAGGTCTTTTACTGAGAACTGACTAGCCTTATCGTCGTTTTCGACCACTAACCTAGCTTGAGTAGAGGGGGCAAGGCTTTTGAAGTTTTCACAAAAACGTTCCATTGCAGTCACCTTGTCACCATACGAACCGCCGACGTGAATATTGATCGGAGCTCGATGGTCTTGAGGTAAACCCATAAGATCCATGATACGAGCGTGCTGATCCAAGTCATAGATGGTCTTGTCGACCACGTTTGGATTCGGTGAAGCCAACACATCAAACTGTCCTGGATGAAAGGAGATCCGCATGCCTGCAATGGAGACAGTTTCGCCAACGACCGCTGCAAGCTTGCTGATCACGTCATACTTAGGAAGTTCTTCAAGTTGATACTCGCTCATCCATGGAAAGAGATCGCTTGACATACGATACACAAAAATCCCATTTGACCAATTCCAATTAAGTATTGTGATCAAGTCCGATAGGTTCTGTATGATGAGCTCGCTGACATAGTTAAGCCCTTTTTCATCAAAAGTCTTACGTATCATACCTCGATTAGTACTAATTCCCTGATCCTTCAGGCTTAGATTTATACAACAATATCCTAGTCTCATAGGGTTATAGTACTCTTTTTTTTTCCTACTTTAAAAATTTTCCGTGCGCGAGTACTACTAAAGTATCTTTATAGTAATTAAGTAAGTAAGAATAGAAGTAATATTTACTATGATAGTACTATAAAGTACTCCCACCCACCATCCCTATTATACTTGCGTAAAGCTAATGGGTTTTATTGAATAAATAAAAAAAAATAGAAAATAATAAATTAAGATGGTTAATTGGATAAATTCTTGGAAGAGTGGTAATAAAAAGAGAAAGTATAACATAACTGTACGATTAGGTAAGATAACTGTATTTGAATTAGAACTTAATTTATCTTTTAAGATAGAGGGTCGAAAATTTCGAATCATGTTACTTAATTTTGGTTTTGAATTCTAGATAAATATTATCTAGCAGGTAAAAACTCTTAAAGGATCCTAAGTACAATACTATCAGGTTTTAAAAATTATCAGTCATGAATGACCATTGTCAGTATCGATTTTTCAATACTCTATCCGGGTATTTGTATTTGTAAGGATTTTAAAGAGTTTAAGTGGCTCTCGGTAGTAAACACCAAGATCAGAAAAGCGGATCAAGAAAACCTAGACTATCTTGTAAGGAACTACCCTAACATAAAAATTGAAAAGACTGACACGGTCAGAAAGACTCATCCAGAGTATCACATAACAGAACGTGTAAAACTGATAAATTATCAAGAACTAATCTCTAAAATCATTACTGAACTTTTACTTGAAGTAGGCGACGATGAAGTCATCGTTGCAATCGAAGGAATCTCATTTGGATCAAAAGGAAACTCACTAGTCGATATCTCACAATCAACAGGAATCTTAAAACATGAACTCTTAACTCGGGTGCTAAAAAACAGCGCAGACCGACTCTTTATCTTTAGTCCTAGCGAGCTTAAAAACGCTATTGGCTGCAAGGGTAACTCTAATAAAATGGACGTATTTAATCAATTTAAGAGCGAGCCCCAAATAGAATCAATAAAGAGCTCTGACTTGTATCAAGCAGTAAATACTGAGAAATGGATAGTCCAGGGAGACAAAATACTCTCTCCCGTAATTGACATGGTAGACTCTGTGCTAGGAATAGTAAAGATCTATCAGCTTTCAAAATAATCAAGCATAAATGGCTAGAAAAAAGAAAGGGGACACCCATTATATCAATAATAGAGAATTCACAGCAGACATCATTGAGTGTAAAAAGACGGGTGAGCTCTCAAAATTTTCAGTAGACTGTTTTATCTCTCTTGCAAACCGAGCAGCGGATCGACTTTACTTTAAGGATTATCGAGATCGGGAAGACTGCATCCAGTCAGCTATCCTAGACTGCTTAAAGTATTGGAAGAGCTTTGATGAGACCAAGATGATCTCTCCAAACGCTTTCGCTTATTTTACCCAGATCTGCAAAAACGGTTATGCTAAAGAGTGGAAAAAGATCCACAAAAAGACTGGGCTTGACGCAGACGATACTCTAGAATTCATCTCAATAAGTACTAGCGGAGAAAATTCAGTATATAGCATATAAAGTTATCCAATCTAATAAATAACCTAAAGTCATCCGGTCCTAATGAATGTTCAAAATTTAAACTTTTTCGATAAGTTTGGAAAGAACTTAAACTTTCTACATGATAATACTGATTCAGTATGGAAAGGTAGGATATTCTTTAAAAACATCTCAGTGTATCTTTTCGATAACGAAAACCTATTTTTGCTTGAAAAGATCTCCGCAAATAACTATAAGTTTCCTACCCTTGCTCAAGGAGAATCCCTAAAGTTTGTTTGGGAGGACGCTAAGAACAGCGATGAAGTATTTTTCTATGACGTTGTCCGAGACACCACTCTACTTGAAAATTTCATTAATAAGACAGACTTAGTAACTTTTTCCCATTCTGATCTTTCAAATAGCCCAGCTCCGTTAGACATAAAATTACCTTTACAAGTAAACATCGCATTTAGTCCAACCACTGAGATCGCATACGAAAGACGACTCTTAATCAAACTTGTCGATGGGTCAACTGAGACCACCATCGCCATGCTTGACGTGTATGGTGAAGGGATTGAAGAGGAGGACAGGTTTAGAGTATGGGCCCAAAACTTTGGAATCAGGTTCTTACGGGAGGACGCGAATATCCTTAAAAACTACGATATTAAGGAGGCATTTCCCGACATGGATGCCTTAAACAAGGCAAGAAAACAGCTTCTAGTCACTAAGGAAGAGATCTATCCATACATAGGTACTTATCGCGGACTCATTAATTTTGTTAACATGTTGGGATACCGAGACCTGCTAAAAGTAAAGGAATACTGGCAAAACATCAATTCGAGCTCAGCATACTTTAACAAACTAGCAATGGTGGATATCACCGACTATCTAGACGACGGTAAGATTCAGTCGTTGGACCTAGTCGATCGAAACAGCAACCTTAAGTCGGGTAAGCAATTTAAAAAGACTGAATTTCTAGCTCTAGTTTACGAGTTTACTCGGGTTACCGGTGAGTTTGATGATGATGGAATACCCTTAATAGAGGAGACTACTGATTTTACTGTAAACGAGATATTCTACAAGTTAAACTTGCTTGAGAAAAAACTAAAGAATGAGATCCTTCCGATTAACGTTAAGATAAAGGACGTGATCGGAGAATTCATCTATTTTCAAAAACTAACTATTAATTACTGGCCTGATTCTACCATAATTCGAGACTATCAGCTTAATGAGTCAGTAGAGATAGGGGTGTATCCAGGAGAAAACACCAATCTTGTGCTTAGGTCACTAGATCCACTGTATCGACAAGCAGATCCCAATGGTGTAGACTTTGGAGTGGTCAGATTCAATGATACTGAGACCAATCCGTTTTCAAATCAACAGCGTTATTCTCGACCTGAGATTCCAGGCATGATTGACTACATCACCGAATTCTATGAAAACATTAGGGATCAGAGATTTCCAAACCTGAATGCTCGACTGAGCTGGGAATACGGTGACGATCCTCAACGAGTGATAGCAGCACCAGTGGTACTTAGTGCAAATATCGATAAGCTTACCCTAAATGATGTTAGGGGAGTAAGATTAGATGATCTGGATGAGATTGCGCCAGGAATAGGCCCATATTGGACCCTTGAGAATATAGATTTTAGAAACTATTATGAGATCAACTGGAAGATAACTAAACCTGGACCAAACCCCTATAACTTTGAACACAGGGGACGCACAGTTGACCTATACGAGCTGCCTCATTTTTTACCATTTGCTGGCAAGTATCGCATCACGATTGAGCTATATGACTTTTGCGGTAATGTGAGCGTCTTTTCAAATTTCGTCCAAGTCTCTGATCAGATGCGACCTGAAATAGTGGCCTTTTCTAGACTAGAGGACAAGTTTGAATACTCAATTAAAAACTTAAGTAACGTACAGTTAAGAGATTTCGGCGCATCACCGCTTTACTATCCAAAAATAAACGTGCTTGATAACGAGGATTCTGCAATAAAGATAAACTTATACAAGAATCTTACTGAATGGGGAGCCTTTTTCTCAAATCAATACGGACTGGGCCAAAACATCTATGATGCTGATCTCTATGATGTAGACACTGCAGCATATGTTGCATACACCGATCCTCTACAGAATCATCCTAAAAAAAGATATTGGGGCCTTGGTGAAAACGATACTCCAATCACACTAAAGGATTTTAGAGACATTGAAGTAGGCTCACTCTATTGGATGAGACTAAATAGCTTTGTGCACGTTGATGATTTTGAAGCCGGTTTCTACTTCTTTACTCCTACTGCTGGTGATACTATTAAGATCTCATTATTTACTCCATACGTGATACCTGCATTTACTAGTCTTGATGACCTTTGTACCATCATGAATGCAAGCATTCATCCTGGAATAAGTCTATTTAGATATGCGGTTATTGACGGAACTGACATCCATGCTCAAGCAAAGTTCTTAAGCAAGGAACTATATCACACGATCAGCTATTCTGGTGCAACTGTGACCGGCGATGCATACACCTATTTTACTCCTAAAAAAGTGTTTTCGCAAAGCTTAGTCAATCATCTAATAGCTAATTATCCCTCGTTTGAGGAAGAAAACCTCTTTGTTTTCGCAAAGACTGGTGATGTTCTCTCTGGAAACATGCAAAATCCTAACTTTTGGGTAGACGATTATTGGTATTTTGATAATAACACACAATATGGATTCATACCGACTACTATTGATCAAAACGTGTTTAATGTCAACGACATCAAGCTATTTAAAGACACCTTTGCCGTGCCTGAGAACGGAATAGTCTTTTTCGTTATTAATAACCTAGATGGAAAAAACGATTTTATCTGGTCTTTAACTAATGTCGTGACTGGTGAAGAAGTCATTAGAGTAAAATCAGTTCCTTTCTTTATTTGGAAGTTCAAGGACATTGGCAATTTTTCACTTAAAGTGACTGTGACTGATAATCGTGAAACAAATTACGAAAACTCAGTACAAAATTTTATCAGAGTTTTAAATAAAGTGCAATATTCCCTTGAGATCGAAGATCGTCTCAATGTTAGGAAAAACAACTTAATAAAGAACTCAGTTGCCTAATAATAAATAACTAAAATAATTAATTAATTATGCCGTTTACGCCGATTTCGCTGCCCATTCAGCAGATGCTATTGACTAATTTTGTTACCGACATTGCTACTATAACTAACGCAAACACCTTGCTTCTTCAAGCTGAGCTTGAAGATCTAATAAATGATCTTGAAATAGACGTCACAAATAAGTCAATTGGCACAGACACTCCAATCAATTATTTAAAAGCGGACACCGTCATCTTACAGGACACCGGCCTGATCTACCAGACGGGTTCACCGACGCCAACGATCATTGCTACTCTCGCTAAAAACATCAGTAACGAGTCCATCCTTACAGTAGATCGTTTGATTACCAACATCTCAGCCGGTTTTGATATTGTTACTCTAAATGACCTAACTGTTGCGACTATTGCAACAATTAACGGAACTGTTGATTTTAATGCACCAGTCACAATTAATTCTAGCGTAATTGAATCTAAGGAATTAGTACAAGCTGACCTGCTTTGGACAGGAACAATCGGTACACCAGCTGAAGCCACGATCACACTGACTGATACTTCTAGACAAAACATATTTCTTACTCTAAAAGCATCGACTGCGCCGGATCCGACTCCAGTATACGATGGCGTCGGATCAATTGACGCAAACATCAGTGAGTTTAACGTGATCATTGACTTTGATGCAACAAATCCGCCAGCACAAAATACTAAGTTTACGATCTATTTAGCAGACGTGATTGATTCATTTGCTTTTTCAACCATAATTAATCCAGCTGTGCAGACAGCAGCAATACCAGTAAAATTTCTTGCTGGAACCAACTTGAGTACTACTAACTCAATCGTACTACATGATAACGTCAATTCAGTTGGAGTTCCCATCTCGTCTACGATTGAATCTTATGGAACTAGCGTAACTTTCAATTACATAATTGATGTAAATAACGATGACCGTCTTCTTGCTACTAGCCTAGTCGGAACTTCGATATTCTAATAAAAAAAGAAAAATTAAATGGCAGTAACTCCGTTAATTAAGCCAGTTCAGGACAAGAAAGGAATATTTTATAATTTCCAAAGCGCGCTTGAAGACATAAATATCACCCTAGCTAATAGCGAGAACGCTGTTAGATTTTCCAAGTTTGTGCTACTTAGGATTCCTGAGATAGGTACTCCAAACACGTTAGCGACAGACAATAAGATACAGTTCGCGGCAGCCGGTGAATCGCCAATAATTGAGGGTCTTAATCCTGATAATAACGTAAACTTAGCGGAGAATTTTCAAAACTATGCACTAAACCTAGAAGCATTATTATTAAGTCGACCTACATATAAAAAGAATGAGAGACTAACAGTATCTGAGAGAGTTTTTTGGAAATGGCTAAAGGAGACTGGTGCGATTCGATTTCAAGACGCAAATGCCCTAGAAAAAAACTCAGCCAATCTACCAGTCGATCCAGTAGATCATACTGAGTACCGCTTTGTTGAAAAACCAGAAACCAATTCTACCTATAATCGAGTAGTAAAATACGTCGGCGATATCGACGTAGTAAATACTCTTTCTTCTAGCGAAAACTCTTACACTGAAGTGTATATACACGTTCCAACAAATGTAGGAACCACTCCACACGTCTTGTTTAAATCAATAAAGGACGATAACTACAAACCTGGAATGACGATCGCTAATACTTTAGCTGCTCCTCTAGACGTAGAATATCTTTCCGGTCGTCACTATAACGAGACCCATCCCTTTGGGTTGACGCTAAAAGCGTTTTATGATCTAGACGATGCGAGCGTCAACACTCAAATCAAAAATACTTTGGCTGGAGCATATGCTCCAGGTAATTGGTTTACTGGTACCATAAATAACTCATACTATACTGATAATAACGGTTCAAACCAATATTACGTTGCTTCTGATCAGTTCATTAAAAAGACTCTCGGACCAACTATAGTTGAATATCAAAGATCCACACTTGATGGTATCTCAATCGATTTTGACTTAGCTAATTATAAACTAGCTAGTGAAAATCCAGAGATAAAAGTATTTTCACAATTTAACGATTACGTAGCTAATCGTGATTTTGAATTCAATGCTGTGCTTGTCTATTATGATACATACGATCCAAACAACTTGGACTCCAATGGAAACCCAATCGATTTCAAGACTAACTTGTACGGTGTATTATTCCTAGATAAGATCCAACAGAGCGGCCTTGAGTTTGCGATCCCACCGATCACAAAATACAAGCCAGACCCAATAAGTAAAACCAATGGAAACTCTTTTTCATTTAAGTTAAATCTTAAATTAGATACTTCAATTGAGGACACAAAGGTCGAAAAATCAATAAATGACTACTCTACTTTTTCACTAGAACTATTTACTGATGTCTTGACCAAGTTTACCCAATTACAGACAACTTTTTCAAATAAATTGCTTGAGTTAGAAGCTCTACAACAGCAGGTAAACTCAATCAAAGATCTTCTAGTAAACTCAATTGATTCGAGCGAGATCTTGACTAGGGTATCAAACCTAGAGACTTCTCTAATCGCAAATCAAGCGATATTTAGTAACACTGGAGAATTAGTTGCAATGATTGATAATACTAATTCTAAGATCAACTCAATTATTGCTGGAGATACAAATATCGTAGTCTCATACGACCTAGACGGAATACGACCTGGTGAAGGTATCGTGATTGATCGCAGCATACCAAATAGGGTACGAGTAGTAAATATCAATCAGCAGTACAATATCGCAAATGGGTCATTAACTAATATTGCTACGAACAGCACTTTAACCCTAGGAACATTTACCAATTATTTTGTTCATCAAAACGCGACCATTCCAACTATTCTAACATCGGACCTATCATTATACATAGATGATTCAATGGTTAGATGGAAAAAAGGGCAGGTCCTTCGATTGGTGATAGAGGATGAAATCATTCCAGGAACATTTGACTTTAAGATATACACAGATGCATTAAATAGAAATAATACTGGTGTGTATGGAGTAGTAATCGGACTCTTTAATGATCTTGATTTTACACCATCACTAAATAAACCTATTTTTGAAATCATCTGTATGGATGATACTACATTTACCTTTAGGGTAGATCAAATAAGATAACATAAGAATACATGGAAACAAAACATACGCTATCTGACGTTTTAAAGAGACTAGTTGTCGACATTGACAACATGAATAAATTTTTATTTAGTCTACAGAATATTCTAGAATCAAGTTCTGAAAACGTTACTGTGTCCCAAACCAAGGTCGATGGTACTTCAACTAATATCACGGTGCCCTCTTTTGGATATCTTAAGGGTAAGATTGAAGACATTAACACAAAATTCGATACCTTGATCTCAGCAAATAGCGATGTGATCGGAATAAAATCATCAACCGGAGATCTTAGAAAGTTTGAATTAAAAAAGACGTCTCAATTAATTAAAGATCTTGAGACCGTTCAAAATTCTACGTTTACTGTTCCCAGTTCATTTAAAGTAAAAAATAACTGGTTTTTTGAGTCTTTCCTAAATCCTCTACTCTATGTGAGCTTAGATATCTCGTCAGTATTAACTGAGGATATTGATCAGTTCATAGTTAAGAGAATCATCGTTAACTCAGTAAACAATGATGATGTTGCTGCATTTTTTGATGAAAACTATAAAGGACAAAATGACCTTGTATATTCAAGCCTAGTACAAGAGCTTAATGATAATGGGATCGATTTCTTTGAGGACGATACCGTTGTTGATATGGAAGTGTCAATCAATAGGTTCCAAGGAACATTCGATATCGTAAATATATTAGAAGAGACAGGAAATCAGACACTAAATAGTGGAGCAACTGTTTCTACATTACGTCGTCGATATAAATTAAGCACACTAGTTTATACAGATGTTTTATCTGGAGTACAGAACAGTAAGACGCTAGCTGAAGGCGATGTCTTAATCACAGCAAACGACACTGAGTATCGAGTTATCTCAATTAATTCTACTGATACTGAAGTTGTATTAGAAAGAATATTTGGAAACGATCCTTTAACGATAGGTGCAGACGTGCTTAAGCTAAAACCAGTACCGTATCGTCGACCTGAGTTACAGGTAAACGTTGGTTTTAATGAAAGAGAAGTAATCTTTATTAAGCCTGTTAGTAAATCTAAAAACTTAACAATCAATGATTTTTCTAAAGGGCTTGCTCTATATACAAATGAGTTGACTATTCCTTTACAAGATGAATCTACTACGACTCTTGCTGATTATTACAACAATTTCGTATCTGACTTTGGACTAATTCTTCTAAACTTAGCTAAAGAAAAGACCCTACCTTCGATCTTAGCCATAACGCCAGATGCTCCAGTCCTAGATGAAACTAGTTTTAAAGTATACCAGATAGATCAACACATTCAAGATGATGCGAGCATAACTGAATTAAATAATAACGTAAAGGAAAAAGCCGCTCTTCAACAAGAGGTCGAAGAATTAAATAAGAAGATTGATTCGATTAAAGCCAACATCACAACTGTTTCTAAGACTCCAAAGGAGGCTAAGCGCTTACAAAAGCAACTTACTGAATCCCTTACTGCACGTAATGAAAAGACTGCTGCTCTCACCTCCCTAGTTACAAATATCACAGTACAGTTATCAACTACACCACAATTCGTTACTAATAAAAAGTATGAAGTTAGAGGATTTTGGCAGATACCTAATCCTAAGTTAGATAAGTATGGGACGCAAAACGTAGTTCAATTCAAATACCGATATCGATATTTAAGCTTAACTGGTACTCAGCCCAATGCTCAACAACAGTCATTCGTTGATGTTGATGGGTCTACTAAAACTGCCACTTTTTCTCCATGGAATGAAGTACTAACAAAACCTCGACAAAAAGTGTTAGATGAGACTACTGGACTCTATGTATGGGCGGAAGAGACTCTTACTGATTCTGATGTAGTAAACACAAATCAGCTAAACATACCAATTAGAAAGGGAGAATTAGTTGAGATTCAAGTAAAATCTTTGTCTGAAGCCGGTTGGCCTTCCAACGCGGCCGAATCTATATGGTCAAACGTAATTCAAGTAAGATTCCCAGAAAACATTCAATCTCAAGAAGACAGTATGATAGCTTCACAAAAAGCATTTACTGAAAAGGCTAAGCTTGATTTTGAAAACAGCTTAAATTCTAAAGGTCTAGACAATCATCTAGCTAATCAATTTACGTCTGGTGATAAGTTTTATTCTCACATAGCCGAGGATATCTCTAGCGGATTCTTTACTAATGAAGGAAATGTAATAGACTTATATCAAAAATTAAAAAGCTTACAGACTACTTTGGATGCGATCCAACAATCAATTAATCTTGATCGTGGTGTAATCAAAGTAAGTGTGATAGATTCTGATGGAAATTCATTAGACGTTGCAAACGGAGATACAATACAATTATTTGCCGGATATTATAAAGATCTTATTAAAGACACGACTGGCGGAACTGTTGTCTATAACGAAGGTGCAATCATAACTAAGCAGTATGCGATATCGATCCAAAATACGTCAGCTACTAGTCTTGAATTAATATCTCTTCTATTCGGAGGAATCAATGAAGTCGATACTACATCAAATCCTACTGCATATCCGGATGATGATTATCATGTAAATAGAAGATATGATATAGTTCCAATTGGAGTAAATTCAAATCCAGTTCCATTAATCTCTAACTTTAAACAAAAGGCCAGCACACAATCTGGTCAAGTAAAGAGTCAATTCATTAACTCTAGAGTAAGAGAATATGGATTATCTGAGGAAATGTATTCACCAAGTTTTCCATCATCTACTTATGCGAGTGTGCCTTATTATACTCAAGCATATACATATGGCGGTCGAACCGTTGGAACAACGTCATTTGTTCCTGCAAACTGGGGTCACTATCTACCGTTTAATCCAACTACTGCTATTCCATTGACATCAACTGATTCTAGGGTATGGGCAGGAACAACTAATGCTTCCTCTGTTCCAAACGGCGGCGGTCGACTTACTGAATTTTGTATAAGTAAAGATCACCCAGATCTTCCTACTCTGTGTGGCCCGTCATTTTCAGTAGCAAATATCGCAGAAGTATTTAGGCCAGATTTCAATGCTGGTACTTCCATTACGGCTGCTGACTTTCAAAAATATTTACCCTTTGCTCATGCACTTCATTTTGAGACTGCTGTGTCTGAAGTAACAAATGCATATAGTGTTGAATACTATAAACAAGCAAGTCGAGTTACACCATTGACTCCATCAGATAATACAACTATTTCTGGTAAAAACGATTCTCACTATCCGATCAAGTTAGGTTTTACCAAGAATGATGAATATCTTATTGGAAAATATACATGTGGAGCTTATCTTTACATGTATCCAACTAATTATGAATCAGTATCAGTTGAAGGAAACTTTCCAGCCAGATCAACTAAAACAGTCAAGTTTGGTCCAGAGAATGCTTTAAATATCCCAGTATTATTTCAATTTAGAGCATCAGATAAACTTGGATATATTGGAGGATTTAGAAGAACCGGAGACGCTTTAACTAATATAAAATATTCAAAGAAATTAGGAATTGACATCATCCTAAAAGACTATGCACCTTTTTCATTTGATCTACAAGTAAGCGCACAATATATCAAAGAGACTACTCTAGATGCACCGCTAGTTCAAAGTAAAGGAAAAGTTTCTAGCTTCTAAAAATGAGCATATATCAATATGAGTAATCGCGACATAAACTACGTTAAGTTATTAACTGAAGATAGTAGTTTTCAATTAGTTAGGACCAATCCCAAGCTTACTGGAAATGTTAAGATCGCGATAAATGATTCGGGTTACATGTGGCTAGAATCAATAAAAGCTAACCCTGAACTCTCAAAGGATCTCTATTCTAAAGTTCCGATTAATGTTACTCAGTCTCATCCTGCAAACATTCTTAGATTTTTTAATAATGGATCTACTCCAAATGAGATTATCTTTGATCTTAATGAACAAGTAGATTCAACTAAGACTTCCAAGAACTTTAAGGATCAGTACGATTTTTCTCACTATTTTAGTGGCGTAAAATACTTAGCTTCAAACAAGTATACTGAACGAATGTCGTATTTTGCACCGCTTTATCTTAAAGAAGAGGTACCTGATTATTTCATCATATTTAAGATAAACGACCCAGCTAATTTTCCTCTTGATCAAGTAAAACAAAAATATGATGCTGGAGAGACCAAGACCGAATATTTAATCGACTTATTCAATAAAGCATCCATCATCCAGACATTTGATCTTAGGGCAGAGACTACTCCTGGAAAATACCTAAGGGATTACATAAATAACGTAAATTTTCCAACAAGTCCGCTCACCGTTCTCTATGAAGAGGGCGAATTTACCACGTGGAATGGAATATTGATAAATGAGGGAATATTTGGAAGCAGAGGCGAATCATTAAATAACTTTTATACTTCATCTCAGCCACTAAAGTTTTTTGAAGAAAATATCACCAATGGGTTTTCAAGAAACGGGGTGATCTTTCCAAACATCTTAAATTTAGAATTTGTATTTAATGACGATAGTTCAAACAAATATGATTTTAATCGATATTTAGGAGTATATGTTAATGCGATTGAGCTTACTAAATTAGATATCGACTTGGATCGAGCATACTTAAATCGCGGTACTTGGGAAAACGATCCACACTTTAGAAAAAGATTCTTAGAGACAGATGAAGTATTCCTTACTCAGTCTAATCCAGATGGAGTCATCGTTCCGTATAAGAGTTCAGAAATAAATGTTTCTGAATTTAGTAGAACATTCGTCGATTCAGATAGTCTTTTTATAAATTATATTAGCGATAAGGATTCTAATTTATACATGCCTAAATTATCTGATCCTTTTGTGATAGACTATTCAAATCATACACCAGTAAACCTATCCCTAACCATATTTAATGCGGTAGAATTAGTGTCTGTCAATTCAATTGGATCTGGTTATTCTACTCAAAATAACGTAACTACTACTGCACTGACTGGAGGAGGATCTGGCCTAATTGTTAATCTAACTGACGATGGATTTGGCGGAATTGCCTCAATCGTAATCGTCAATGGAGGTGTAAACTATTCAGGTGGAGATCTTATCACAGTAAACAGTGGAGGATTTGATGCAGTCCTACAAGTATCATTCGTCTTAAGTAATACCACAGTTAATGCTAATATATTATCCCATGGATACTCGACAGGTGATATCGTAATCATTTCATCTTCTGATGTAGCGTATGAGGGTGAATACCTAATAACAGTTGTCGATACCGATAATTTTGAATACCGGGTAGAGACTAGCCCAACTAATGGTACTGCTCTTGGTACATGCAGAAAAGAGCTCTCAACCGGTCAGTTTAGGTTTGCAAATACTAAAATTGATCTAGGCCTATTTTTTGGACAAAGTCGAAATAATTTTCTACAAGACTTAGGGGCTGCAACTCGAGTTCCTGGACATTCACACGCGGTAATAAAAATAAATTACGCGGGTCGAGCTGACCTAATTAATCTTTCTTCACCTGGAACAAGTTATACTAGTGCGACCGGTGTTACTACGACTGGTGGAAGTGGGTCTGGTCTAACTCTTGATGTCACAGATAATGGGTCAGGCGGAATACTATCAGTTGCAGTAAATTACCCTGGCTCTGGTTATCAAGTCGGCGATATCGTTACTATAGATGGAGGTAACAGTGATGCGACTATAACTATCGCATCAGTGATTAATGCCTCACTAGATAACTATGATGAAATCAAGATCTATCATCCAAACGGAACCCAAATAGATTCAATAGGTAAGTTTGACCTGATTATCTCAACTCAACTATACCCACTGATTCCTAATCCAGGAGAATATTATGTCTATAATGATTATGATAACATACTTGGATACGATGAGTTCTACATGAATGGCGGAGGGACAGCAAGTCAAATAGCAAGCGCTCTGACCGGCTGTATCAACGGTATTAGAAATCGAACCTTCACGGCATATCAATACGACGACCGAGTATTTATCAAAGCCAATTCACCAGGTGACTTTGATCAGTTACACAAAGTTTCCTTCTTTTCTCCAGTAAACGAATACTCAGTAATCACGATTAATTCGATCTATACTGGAAATTCTCTAATCGGTTCCACCTTTTCTTTTATGGGAGGATCAAAGGAGGCTGGAAATAGGCTCATCATTGATGCCGGCCACCTTAGTAAAATAGAAGCAAACTTCGATTCAATCCTAGTAAAATCTTCAGATAGCTGGTCAAAGATTAGAAAAGTTTCTCAATGGGTGGATGAGATCACGGAGACTAATTCTACTACACCAGCGTTAAGATCAAAGACTCTATCTAATTACGATAATAAAATAGCAGTCGTCCTAGATGAAAACGAAACTCCGACGATCTTAAATAAGGAGTTCTTAATGAAGCCTAAGTTTAGACCTTCCTTTGGTCTTTTATCATTCTATATGATTAAGGATCTTGATCTTGATTTTTATTCAAGTACTTATACAAACTTTCCAAACATTGATCTTTATCAGCATTATTTTATTCCAGAAGGCAAGACGATACTTGAACCAGGAATAGATTATATCGTGTATAATGGATCAATCTTAACTGAAGGAACCACATATTTAGCCGGATCCAGTTTTAGCGTTTCTACTACTACTCACTATTCAACAGTGAGTGGCTCACCGCTTGTAACATTCGATCCTTCTACTACAAGCTCAGCCATTCCAATCAATGATGCAAACAAAGAGCTTAAAGGTTTTGAGGGTTTTTCTATCTTAAAAGACCCAAGTAAAGTAGTATCTCAAGATACAAGTAACGAGTATGAACTAAGAACAAAATACTTAAACGGTCTTACTGAAACGGAATATGATTATTATAAAGAAAATGAGAGCTTGGACTTTGCGCTAAGATCCAAAATCATTCCATATATTACTAAATGGGGAATCAAGAACGGTCGAGATTCTAGAGATAATCCATATCGTTTAAATACTGAATTGATCTTTGGTAGAAATAACTTTTCACCAGATCATATTGATCGATCTCAAAATCCAATTAATTTTACCCATGAATGGTTCTATATTGAGAGCGAATTTAACTATACTAACGATGAGACTTTAATAGCTCAAAACACAAATTACTTTGAGACTCCATTAGATGAAGTAGCCCTTCTTTCTGATCCAGACTATTTCATCAATTATTTTACCTATACTCCAACTTCTGCTACTGGAAAAGAAGTTGCTGACACTCAATTTAGATATGCTCAGGTGTACAAGAATTCAGCTGATCAATACGAGGCTTTTTTCAAAGGATTTAAACTAACGTTTAAGGACGTGACTGATCCAGATGTCCTAGGGTCGGACGGTAAGCCTGTGGCCAAGGAAATAACTACTCGATTTGAGGGATACCGATTTAGCTGTATCTTAAAGCCGATAATGGAGGACATTAATTCTAATGATGAACCGCCAATTAGATATCGAGTGATCGAACACACTGATTATCGATTTATCGTAGTCATCATTGAAGTTTACATAGGAAACCTTTCTGAAATAGACGGCTATTGGCTGGATTCCACCTTATCTGGCACCACTCAAGTAAGTCCATCAAACTTTGTTGCATTGACTCCTTTTCTAACCGAATATTATGATAGCATTAACGGAGATTATCGAATTCAATTCGGTCAAGTATCTAACCTAACTCACACCCTACTCTATTCTCTAAAGAATAAAAAATACAACACTGTACTTGATTCCTTTTCAAACGTTAAGATGGGAACCAAGCTCAACTTTAGTTCTACTGGATTTAACGGTTCAGATTACACGATAAAGGCCCTGCCCAATCTAAATACTCCAAATTATTTAGGTTCTCTTACTGATGACATCATCAATCCTAAGAGCTCGACCCTAGTTTTTATGAAGGACCTTAGCACTAATTTTGATCTTTTTATGTGTGGGTTTGTTGGGTTCGTGCCGACTGTTCCGTTAATTAATCCAATTGACTATTCTTTAGAAAAGTTTGTCCACTATGATGGAATCAATTATAACGTAGGGCTTGTTCTACCCTCCTTAACTATATATGGAATTTTACCAACTAGCACATCCGCATTCATCAATCAAAACTTTGTATTTAAAGTTTTAACTGGTGGAGAAGGCTACTTTGAAAAGTTATTTGAAAAAATATCCTTTGCTAAGTTTAAACAATACGTTAATTCTCTAGATATTATCATAGAATACTCATCGTATTCTCTTGATCAAACCGGTACTTCAGTACTTAATACTGATCCTAATTTTTATCTAGAAATTCTAGACTTAAGCTCAATTGAAAAGCAAAATCAGCTGATCACCAATTATACAACAAGCATTCCTATTCAGTTTTCTGGTCAGGAAGAAATCGGCACTGACTATGAAGTCGCAAATCTTCCTGTAAAATACGAATTAAATCGATACAAAGGAGAATACGAGCCAATCATTCGAAACTACTCAGTGTATAAATCAAACTATAAATTTAAAAAGAATCTAATCAATGACCTTTCATTAAGTAACACTAAGATAAATTCAGATATCTCAAATCTATTGACTATCCAAAACTTCAATCATATCAAGGTTGCAGACACTCAAGTCCTAGTGCTAGAATCAGACGAATCATACTTACCGATCTATCCTAAAATCAGCGAAGTAGCAATTGGTCAAGCAGATTATTTCTTACTTAGAGGAAACTGGGACTGGGGCTTTCATTATCGATATTCAAACAAAGAGCAGTACTCGCCGGTTTCTGGAGCACTACGAATAGAGGAGGACGATTCATTCTTAGCTAAATTGATCACTCTGCCTGAGATCATAGAACTTAATGATTTTAAGATTCAATTCATAGATCCTTCAGTAGAGTTCAAATCAGTCGACGTTTCTAAAGTTGAGATCGTTGCGAAGGAGACTCCGACCGCGGTTGAAGGAATCATTAACGTAAATAACGTGCTTACTCGATTCCTGATCGAAGACGGCATCGCTGAAAAATTCAATGAGTACTTGATAAACTCAAACCAATACATCGGTAATTTTACCAACATATCAGATCCTGACATAAATGTTTCTTCATACGTCAGAGAATACATAAAACTTAATATCTTAAAGTTGTATGATATTGATATAAATGCCTTGTATGCAAAGGAAGACGCCTCACTGGTTGCAACCAATCAACAAGCTAGTTCAAATCCCAATGCAATAGAATTCGTGTTCCTAGACGACAAGAAACGCTTTACTCAAGGATACGAGATACTAAAGTCATTGCAAATAAATAAAAAAGATAAGTTGATACTTCAATTTAGTTTCTTAAAGAAACCGGGTTCAGGTCTATCGATAAGTCCAAAGATAAAAATTAAATTCATCTAATATGCCAATTAGAATAAACCTAAAGGAAATATTTTCATCAGACCCTCAAGAAATACTAGTTGATAAGTTAAACTTCAATTATAATAAATTACTTGAGCTTGGAGTAGGTTCGCCTGGCCCAATCGGACTAACTGGCCCACAGGGTCCAGCCGGACCAGTCGGACTGCTCGGTCCGCAAGGAGATCGTGGAGCTACTTGGTGGGTTGATTCTGGAGATCCAAACACTCTTACTTTTACCGGATTGATCGATGGCGATCTCTATCTTGATCAGACGTCCAACGTCTTTCAAGTGTGGAAATACGATGATGGAACCAGTATTTGGACACAAGTCGTAAGCATTGCAGCCATCGTAAACGCATATCTTACTAGCTTATCGTCCGTTCCATTTGAGACAGTCACTACTACCCAGAATCCTGGTTCAACTGCCGTTAATAAGTTTATCCTATTTGATAAACGTGATAACTCGCTAGTCGATACTACTAGAGGAGCGGCAAATACTTCGTTAAATAATATATTGTTCTTAAATAATTTTGATGAAGCGGATCTGCTTTATCCGACCTTAGGTCAATCTCAGTACAATTCTTTATTATCCATTGTTCCTGCACACGAAGATACTCAGCTTTCAGGAAAGGCACAGACCGGTCGATATCATCTTGAACTCGGTTCTCTCTATATGGACAACGACGTGATTCCGATCGGTACCATTAAATACAGCGACCTTAAACATAACCTAAAGGTAAAGTTTTACAAACAATATATCGATCCGATATTACCTCCGTATTTACCGGCGACCAATTCATGGATCAATACTGCAAGATTTTCTCTATCCTATACTGAGAGCCAATCTATTTTAGACATCGATCAGAATGGAGCGTTTGAGTTCCTATTTCCTAAGTGGAATAATGAGGGCATGTCTCCAATAAGAGAAGAGTTATCGGTAGTGTTAGCATCGGCTGACGCCATTGTCGAGCGTAGTCCAGCTCACACGCATATCGTAGCCGACGGTATTCATGTTTCGACTACTAATTCATCTATCAATGCGACTCTAGGTTTGGCTCTAGACTATTCAAGCTTAAACGCTAAGCTTAGCGGCAAGAATCATCTTATGTTAGATTCAAACTCTGGCGTAGACGGTGTGATTCTTCTTAATAAAGGAGCATTCATCAATGGTGATGCTAACGTAGTAGACGGGCTAGCAATCGGTTCAGGATTTGAGGACCTGACTGCTCCAGCAAATGGACTGATCGTTGAGGGTAAAGTAGGAATAGGGATAGCTACACCAGATGCTAATACAACTCATCACATTTACGAAACTGGCTCTGCTGCACTAAAAATAGTTTCTCTTTCTCAGCTTGATAATCTTTCTTTTGGATCCATTGGTTTTCTTGCAGTCAATGCCACCACAATCAATGATCTTTTTTCAGCGCACACACCAGCTGTTGTTTTACAAAGTAGTGCATTTTCTGGAACGAATAAGATGAGTCTTTTTACAGGTAATAACCTTCAGTTTACTGGAACTAATACCATGAGCAGTTTTAAAGGAAGCTCAACCTCTTTTACTGGCACATCAACTATCAATGGAAATTTTACAGGAATAGATTTAGATTTAACTTTAGCTACCAACATATCACATAATGGAAATTTCTATGGAAATAGGATACAGCTAGATAGTTCTTCGGATTTTCTTGGATCAAGTAGACAAGTATTTGGTAATTATTTTCAACTTGCACCAGATTTAAGTTCGGGAAGTGGAGGAACAATTAGAGGTAATCAAATAGAGATCACTGATTATTTACCGAATGCTACTACTGAAATTCGAGGTACCCAGACAACAATTGAGCAACCTCTTGCTAATGCTCAAGGCATAACTTACGGTAGCGTAACCAGCATACAAGTAAATTCAACAAGTTCACCATCTAGTGATCTTGTTGGTCAGCTAATTAATGTAAATACGACCGGCTTACTCCATCCTAATGCTTCATATGGTTCTAAAATCACAATGGGAACAGCTCGCCCGGCTGGAGGAAAAACGTATGGTTATCATGTAGTTGGTGCAACTGATAACTACGCAGAAGGTGCGTCTAGGTTTAACGGTTCCGTCTCAATCAATGACGATAATGCAAGCACACAATACGTTAAAAACGTTTGGCATGGACTTATTAGATTCGGATTCAATCATAACATTCATTTAGGAGCATACTTTATTGATTTGGATACGTTACCTACTGGCTTTTCAGTAAGTTATGCTTCAAGTGGATCTTCTGGCGGTGGGCCTCCTTATACTAGAGCGCAGCTTGCTCTAAATCATCCTTCAATTAATGTGAGTACAAGTTCGATGCAAGTACAATTACGACAAGGCGGTGCCGGTTCAACTT